GCAGGGACGACATCTCTGGTCCTCGGAACATCCTCGGGTATTCATGCTTGGCATAATGATTATTATGTCCGTAGAATGCGCGTAGGGAAGAATGAGGCTATATATAACTATCTATTAGGTAATCATAATGAATTAATTGAAGATGAGTACTTCAGACCTCACGATACCGCTGTTATTTCCATACCACAAAAAGCACCTAATGGTTCAATACTTAGAACTGAATCACCATTTGATACTCTTGAGAGAGTTAAGCGTGTTGCACAAGAGTGGATACGACCTGGCCACAGACGAGGTAGTAACACTCACAATGTTTCAGCTACAATATCTTTAAAAGAGAATGAATGGAAAAAAGCAGGTGATTGGATGTGGGAAAATAGAGAGTATTACAATGGGTTGTCAGTATTACCATATGATGGTGGTACATATACTCAAGCTCCGTTTGAGGACATTGACGAAGCTAAATATAATAAAATGTCCAAAGTATTATCTAATGTAGATTTAACAAAAGTTATTGAAGCTGAAGATAACACAGATTTATCAGGCGAGTTAGCTTGTGCTGGTGGATCATGTGAAGTTGTTTAATTTAATAAAATTTAAAATATGAATTTAGAAGAATTATTAGACGTTATGCAAGATGAAATGCACAGCGCACATGAAGAAATAGAAAAGTTTATGGGTGGAAATAAATCAGCCGGAACTAGAGCTAGGAAGAGTATGCAAACAATTAAGGAGGCTGCTCAGAATGTGAGAAAACAAATTCAAGCTATTAAAAATAGTTAAAACAATAAAGGGAGCTTCGGCTCCCTTTTTTTTATTTTTCATCCTCATATTGAGCTTGAACGTTTGTGTTATATGGAAATGGATCATATCCTGGTGGATATTTTCCATCTTTGTCTTTAAATTTATCTAATTTTGTTTTAACTTTTGCAATAGTTTTCGCTGGTTTTAACGTTCTAGCTAACCATTGCCCACCTTTACCTAATAATTTTATACCACCTTTAAACGCATTAAAAGCAGCACCTGTTGGTATTAAACTTGTTGGGTCGTACTTGGCGGTGCCTTTTGCAGAGTCTGGCCACACATTACCACTACCGTCTATATAAAAACCATGTGCATTAGCTTCTGCTTGATTTTCAAACTTAGGTGGCCAAGTTGCAAATTTTTCCATATTAGCATCAATCGCAGCCTGTTCTTCTGGTGATAAATCCTGATACAAACTACCTTCTTCTTCTGCTTTTAAAGCTTCCTCTTCAAACGCTTTCGCGTCATCAGCTAGCTTTTGTAATTCTGGATCATCATATTCTTTTTCTTCTTTTTCTTCAACAACCTCCTCTGTGTCATCTTCGTTTTCAATACGATCTTCTTCTGGAGGTGGTTCTGGCACATTTTGATCTTGGTTGTCTTCTGGTGGAGGATTATCCATCATGTTAAAATCTTCAGTTGGTTCGTTTGTTTCAACTTCTACAGGCTCCGGCGTCTCAACTGGATCTGGCTCTACAACCTCAGTTGGTTCTGATTCGTGATATTCTTCTGCTTTATATGGTGTACTTCCAAGCGACTTAAAAGCCGGTCTATTACCCCTTCTCATTTTATAAGCCATAATAATTTATTTTAATCCCAACCTCCTCTAGGTGTTTTTTGATAACCCAAATGAGGCATACCTGGGTCGACACTTAATTTACCTTTTGCTATTCTTCTGTCTCTAACTCTATCCTGTCTTCTTAATTTTCTCTCTTGATTCCACATTCCAAATCCACTTTGTGGGTTTTTGAAAGGGCTATCATCTTTTAATTTTTTTAACCCAGGTGTCATTTGCTTCCTATAATTCATATTACTGAAATTTACTTAGTTTAATTGTGTCAACAGAATGTTGCACTGTTTTTTTACAAGCATCTAATTTAAACATTATATTAGGATTAAACCTAGCTTTCTCTATTCCGTTATCAAATATAATAACAGTTGGAATACCTGTTATATTATATTCAGCTTGTATATCAGCTTTAGCCATTATATCTAATCTATACTTCTCACACTCTTTTAATTTAACTAAATCGTTGAATTGATTAGCAGAATTCCAATCAGCCCAAAACTCTACAGCAACAATATCTTTAGCTATCTTCTCATCAAAATCTCCATTGATAAAATCTTGACCCATAACAGTACCACAACCAAAGGCTAGTAGCATTAGTAATATATAAAGGTAGTTTGAAATGTCTATTTGTTTCATCATTTTCTTAAATATTTTATATCTTCTTTTATCTCATCCATCTCCTTTATTACTGCATCGATTTTATTACGAGCCATTTGATCTTTCATGTTAAACTCCATTCTAGTTGGAGGCCACGTGTTGGTAGCAGCTGGATCGCCCATGTCTATAGTATATGTACCAGTACCTGGTTTTGGTAGTTCCAATGCTTCATTAACCTTAACTTCAAGTTCTGAAAACTTAGAGTTGATTGTTGCCATTAAACCAAAATAAGCTGAAACGACTGTAACAACAGCCATCACTATAGCTATCAATGTTTTAACACTTATTTGAAACTTGCTATCTTCTGATAATTCTTTAGCCATTATTTTTTATAATAAATTTTACCGTTCTCTATGTATAATCCTTCTCTTGTTAATATCGCTTGTCCCTGTAGATTATATATTACAGAGTTTTGAAGTGATTTATCTATAACCTCTTGTATTCCAGAATTACAAGGTAAACCAGAGTCACAATCGATATACTCAGTGTTTATTACTTCTACATACTCTACAACGGTGTCAACAACGAAAATCTCAATATATTCTGTTTGTGTTTCCACGACAGTATCATAAACAACAACTTCAACGTATTCAATAACATCAACGAATAATGTGTCTAACACATCCTCGTAAACAAAAACTGTATCAGTTATATAAATGTATTCCGGAACAAATGTTTCAATCTCAAACGTGTCTATAACGATGTTTGTGATGTATTCTGTTTCAATAATTGTGTCAAATATAAATTCGGTTTCATATATATAAAATGGAACTTCAACTTCTACTGTATCTATTTCTACAATTGGAACATCAACGTAGACAGTATCACAACCATCAGGTGGATTAACGGGTCCACACTCTTCAGCTGGTGTTGGTACTGCTCCATTCTCATCACTACCATCTACACAGTCTTCCCAACCGTCATTTAAATATTCTAATCCACCAGCACCGTTAGGTACACAACCGTTAGGTGAGTATTGTGTCCAGTTTGCTGGATCATCTCCACAATAAAAACCATTTTGCTCTACACAATCTAAACACAATTGTTGAAAGTCATATCCTTGCGCATTAGCGAACGAGCCAATAAACGCAAATAGTATTAATATATATTTATTCATTATCTTCTTTTTTATTTTCTTTTTCTGCTTTTTCTCTTTCTATTCTTTCTGGACTCTTCCAGTCTGATGGATGCATGCCATAAGGCCCATCCGTGTCATCGTCCCCACCGTATTTATGTTCGTCCGAAAACGGAGCAAATTTAGAGTGTTCCTTATATGGAGGTCTTTTCATTTTAAACGCCATAATTAAAGTATTAAATAGTTAAAACCAAACTTCACTTCATATACTGGTTTTTCCCAGTACTTCATGTGAGTTCCTTCTACAAACATTCCTAAAGATTTTGTTATTCTAGAACCAAAAACAATACCAGCATCCCATTCTATGTTGTCATATTTTTCTTTTCCGTATTCAAATGAATATTCATCTAACCCATAGTGTAATGGTAAGCAATTAGCCCAAACGTGTAACCACATTTTAGGAGTGTACTTGTAGTAAGCTAAACCAATAACAGCGCTTAATTCTCTTTGTAATCCCAACTTCTCTAATTCCCTCTCATTAAACCTAGCAACTGCGTCTCCGAAATAGTGGTGGAAAAACTCGTCGTTTGAGGTAGCGATAAGTACGGAATCTCCACCACTAACATCGTACCAATTCTGGTCGATATAAAATCCCTGCATCCAAGGTTCTGCGGCATAACCAAAGTCTTCCGCTAAATCCTGGAACGTGTTTTCTCCTGGTACCCAGAAATCATCTATTGGAGTTACCCCATAAACAGGGTGTATTCTAGCTACCGCACCAACAGTGAAATCCCAATTACCTTTTGTTAATCTAAATCTAGTATCAAATGACCCAAATCTTAAATTAACTCTTTGGTTATCCGTATACTGTAGTTTTGTTACGCAGCTATTACCCAAATATCTTAACCAAAGATTTTGATTATTAAACTTTTCCCCACGCTCACGTATAAAAGAATAGTTTAAAAGATATTCCCATCCAATAGCATTACCAATAGTAACGTTGTCACTAACTCCATCTTCAGTTCCGTAATACCACGTTTTAACCTTGTACTCATAATCCATACGAGCAATTTTTCTCAAACCGATTGTTAAGTTATAATCATATGGATTAACCCAGGTAACATCTTCATAACCTTTATCTATAGCAACATAATCTTCTTCCTCAGTGAAAGATGTACCCATTGTCATGGAAGTGTAGAATGTTGAGTATTTAAAGAAGTCTTTTATTTGAGCACTACCTATAGTGCAAACAAACAATAATAATATTAAAAGTCTCATACGCTTGCAGCTTCGTTGTTTTCTTGTATCTGTTGATTAGACGTGTAACCATAACTACCAAAATCGATAGCGTCGTCTCCCATGTATTTATTAACTTGTTGTTGCCCTATATCAGCTAGTTTTTCCGTTGTTGTCTTTTGATTAACCGCCGCATTCATATTACCTTGAGCAACTTCAGAAGCCCCCTTAACTAAGTTAGCGTCTGCAGCTTTGTACGGTGAACCATATTTATCCTTACACTTCTTCATGCCAGGTGTCATTTGTTTTCTTGATCTCATAATTAATTATTTATTTTAAACACTAGTAAAATCATCTCCATATCCACCACCACTTCCTCCAGCGCTCTCACCTCTTCTCAACCAATAATCTGGTCTTGATTTCATCTTGCTAGCTTGGTCTTGCTTTTTTTGTCCTTTAGCAGATTTTCTTTCCGCTCTCTTTCTGAGTCTTTGAGCTTTACGCCACCTCCCAGCGGCTTCAGCTTCGTTAGCTCTCTGTCTAAGATCAGCAGCTTTATCTTTTTTCTTTTTAGCTTTCTTCTCCTTACGATCTACATACCCCCATAGAAACAAATCACCAGTAGATGGTGGTGCTGTTTGTGTTTCAATAAGCATTTGCATTTGTTTATCACTTAACTTAAAACTCATATTATATTGTTTTATATGTTATTGTTACTTCCTCTCCACAATCAATAGCTTCTGCTATCCGTGGATAAATTCTTTTATATGCTTGAGTGGATTTACCTATAAAACCGTCCTTCGTGATTTGATTGTTTTCTTGGGAATCTCCGACGAGTAAGCAGCCCGCTGTATGTTCGTCAGTATTTCCACAATGAATAAGTATATACTCAAAACCAGGAACGTCAAGCACGTGGAGCATCCCAACGTGAATATGAGGAAAGCGCTTAGAATATTTCGCATGATATCCGCCAACCTTTCTAAGGCCCAGCCTATACCTACCATCCGGTATCCTTGTTTCCCCAAATACTTTTTCACTTCTATATTCATCTTCTAGTGTGTATGCTAGAAATTTTTTTTGTTTAAAAATTCCATCTATTTCATTACCTTGTTGTATTGTCTCTAATAATATACCATTTGTACTATCAGTGCCACTACTTATTCTAATTACTTCTAATTCCATTTATTTAATTATTACGGTTATCTCACATGTAGCACTAGCTTTAAAATTAAGTGTATATTTAGTAGCATCAAAGGCCACGTTGTGATCTAATATTAAAGTTGTTTGTGCTGGTATAACAGTTTGTATTATTTGGTAATCTGTAACACCTTCTGATAAATATAAATTAACCAAGGTGTTTGTTGTCGCGTGAGAATTAGCTATAGCTATAGATTTTATAGAACCAGGATTAGCCACTTTAGTTCCTTTAGCTATAGACCCGGCTGACGTTATCTTAGCTATTAAAGGTGTTTCAGTGTTTGATGTTATGTTTTTATAAATAGCCATATCATGTTAGTGTTATAGTTGATGTTTTAGTTACCACACCAGTTTTGCCACCAAAATCTCTTGTTACTGTTAATACTATACTGTAAGCTGGTTTACCTTTAACCAATGTTTCTGTCATCTCCCCAAACGATAATGTTGTGTTAGAACCTACAGTTATCTTATGGTCTTTATTAGAAGATATCTCAGTTCTGAGATAATCCAACTCCTCTGTTAGTTGTTGTAGTATATGTAAAACTGGAGACAATGTAGCATTCATGTTTGGGAGATTAAGATAATCGTTGTTATCAAAATCTGCCTTAAACTTATCTTTTAAATCAGTTGATACGTTATCAGAGTCACTACCACCAGTAGAGAATACTCTAGTATATTTTTTACCTGTTAAAGCCATATTATGTTATTATGTATCTATATACCACCGTACAATTATAGTAAAACTTAACTGCACTTGGATTTGCTTTTATAAATATTTTGTCATATTTTTCAAATGTCCAGTCATTAACTTCTCCAATGGTACTTAATGAACCACCACCTGCGCCTCCAAAGTTTCCAGTTGTATGGGTTGTACCCACCGCTCCAGAGCTAGCATTTTTATGATAAGTAAAAGCTACGTTACCAGTACTGCTTCCACCGGCTGCTACATTTATCAACACAATACTACCATCATATGGGGCCATAAAGTATTCTTTAGCGTAAGTTAATGAAGGGTTAGTTGTTTCCCCTTCTACAACTCCTCCACCTAGTGGTATCCAAACAGCATCTGTGTCACTTGACTCCCAATAGTAAGTCTTTACGTCATAATGCCAATACTCTCTACCTATCCATTTCATTTTAACAACTTATAACTACATGCCGCAAGAACGATTGCTGTCACACATATCGGACAAGGACACATTATATTTCAAACCCAAAGTTTAAAACCATAAATCTAAATCTTGGGCAAGTACCTTTATTCTTGCACTTCCAACAAGGACAAAACATTAGTTCAAATACAGTTAGTGTACTTATTCTAAATGTTAGTTCATATCTATCTTTCTTATTACCTGATGTCCAGGAATTTATCCAATTTATCATATTTTAAATCTTTTTTGTTATACTATTATTATTACACGTTTATTGATGAGCATAACATTTCTTGTTTTTATTCTCTGTTCTATTTTTACAACGTTGACCATTTTTCTTTGTTGCTGTACATCTAAACTCCTTTATTCCATCGTTATCCCTATCAGTACCTTCTTTTTTCTCCTCATCAGTTAAATCTCTATGATACACACACTTAGCTGTTTTGTTTTTAGTCTCAACCATCATGTTACATCTTTGACCGTTTGATTTGGTAGCAGAGCATCTAACTTGTTTTATTCCATCTTTTTTCTTTTTCTCTTCTTCAGCTTTCTTTTCTTCTTCTTTTTTCTTTTTCTCTTCCTCTTTTTTTATTTCTTTTTCTATTTTCTTTTTTTCAGCCTTTTCATCTTTAACTTCTTGTTTAGCTTCTTCTAGCTCTTCGTCTTCAGCACCAACAGTCCATCTATTCCAACCACCTAACATTGCTATTCTTTGCCAAAGATCGTGATTACCAGTTATAGCTTCTTCTATGTTATTAGCTTTGTTTATTAATCTAGCCATTGGGAAGTTAGTTAATGCTTCAACAACATTACCAACTATACTTAAAAATGGATTTTCAATTCTATATTTTAACTTCTCACTAACACCCTTATTAAACTTGTCAGTTTGTATAGCGTTATATATTTTTCTAAACTTACTACCAAGAGGAGGTGATAAGTTTATGGCTTCAATAATAGTATATGTTTGATCACCCGTCCAACCTTTCTTTCTCTGTTCTATGAATTTTAATATAGTGTTTTTTAATGTTGCTACAACAGCACCACCAACCCCAGTACCTCTTAATAACGTGTCAAACGCTCCATTTAAAACTCTTTCTGTTTTCTTTTTCTTTTCTTCCTCTTCATCACCAAAAGCAATAAACGCTAATCCACTTTGTAGTATACCAAATATAATATTTTGAATAAATCCATAATACATTATTCTTGATATATTAGCTTTAGCACTACCTCTACCGTTAGCAAGATCGGACAAAGCTTTCTTTGTTAACCTAGTCATCTGCATTGGAGTGTTTTGCCAAGCAAGTATTAATCTACCTAAAACACCAGCTTGTTGTTCTGATATTAAATCAGGTCTAGAAGACTGTTGTGTTTCTTCAGCTATCTCTTGGAAGTCTAACCAAGCCTGATTCTGCGCTTGCTCTGGTGTAGCACCCTCTCTTATATAATCATTCAACCTGTTTCTATAAAAACTAGAACCACCCATAGCTATAGCAAAACTATCAGCTATTTGAGTAGGCATAAAACCTTTTTCTAACAACCATCTAATAACAGCTTCTGGTTTACTTCTTCCATCTCTAAAAGCATTAGATAGCTCATTAGCGTTGACATCTATTTGTAATCCAGATCTTCTTTGTTTAAGCATATCTGAATTAAATATCATCGCGAAATCACTCCAGAATTGAGGTTGATTAGCAAAAGCTTGAGCGGCTCTAAATATGTTATTATCCTCCCAGTTTATAAAGTTAACTGTAGATATAGTTTGTAGTAAAGCAGATCTCATATTAAAGAACATCACTGCTCCAACCGAACCATTTATCCAGTTTAAAAATCTATTAGTAGCACCATCTCTACCGGTAGGTCTATTAACACCAGTCTCCATTCTATGAAGCATGTTTTCTAAAGCTGTTCTAGTTGGCTTACCGTATATAGCCTCTATTTTATTTAAATTTTTATCTGAGAAAATAATGTTTTTATTTTCAACCCACTCATGTAAAAAATCTTTTCTGCCTAAAGTATAACCAGCTTCTTTTAAATCATACGCTATACTCTGTACAGCCCAATTTTCTGTAGGTTGTACATATCCCTCTGGTCTCTTACTAACTCTACTTAAGGCTTCAGCAAAACCAACTAAATCAGGATCAGCCTCTACGAATTCAACCATTTGTTGAACTTGTTGGGGCGAGGAACCTGGTATTTCAATACCATTTTTATTCCACAGGTATACTCTAATAGCAGCATCGCCTGTAAACGGAGAATTTGGTAGGTTTTGTTTTAACACTTTAGCTGCATTTGGCATGGCTTTTCTAAGAGCCGTATAATCATTAGCCATACCTTGAACATAGTTCGTCCAAGCTTTTATTCCTTTAGCATATGGATCAGACAAGAACTCTCTGTACCACTTCATATCAGCGTTACCCTGTTCCCCTTTACCTAAAAACCTATAGAATAAACCTTTCATATCCTCAGCTGAAGGTGGAACAAACCAATCATATCTACCTTTACCTATACCCAAACGTTGAGCTTCTGATTTTGATATAACTCTGTCAGCTCCAACAAAAGAAGTTCTAGCTAACATGTCGTTAAAATCTTTATCTATAGACTGAGTGTCAATAATTCTTTCTTTAAGAGATTTGCTTTTCATAGCGTCACTATCTCTTTTAACAACTCTACCTGGTTCACTTGAGCTCACTGTTGGTATGCTTTCAAATTCTTTTAGTATAGCTTTGCCCTCAGGTGTTGCTGTGTCTAATAGCCATCGACCAAACTTCTTAACAGAGTTGGTTGTTGAAGATCTAACAGTTGGTATGTTTTTTATTTCTTCCCAAATCTTTTTACCTTCAGGTGTATTGGTATCAACTAGTAAACCACCAATTTTTCTTACACCAACTTGAACAGAACTACCCTTAACATCTAACTGATCCATAACATGCTTAACAGCCTTCACGTTTGGCAAAGCGTCATCAACAAAATACATATCGTTGTAACCCTCTTTGTACTTCTCTAATATCCAAGCAGCTTTAGAATCACCTTTACTATCACCTAATCCAGTTATATTTTCTAATGGTATTTCAACACCTTTAGATTTTAACCAACCATGTATAGCAATAGCGGACTCTTGAGGTCTAGCTGTTAATATAAAGTTATTTTCTGGTCCATACTTTTCTATTCTATTTAAAAGCTTTTGAAACAATGGACCTTCAACACCTCCTCTTACATTTATAAAATCATCAAAATCAAACTCCCAACCTTGATCCATTAATTCAGTTCCTCTAGTTGGCCAATCCTCAGAGCTTATTCTTTCTGTCTCACCAGTCTCAGGGTTGTTAGCCATTATAAAGTTATCTCCATCTATAATAAGTGTTTCATCAAAGTCAAACGCAGACATACCTCTTATCTCTGGTTTTTTCTTTTTCCAACCCCACTTACTTTTCATAACCTCAGCTCTAGTATTTTGTATAACTGTTTGAGCATTTTTATTGACAACAAACTTATCACTAGCTTTAACAAACTCTTGTCCTACTATTTCTCCGGTTTGTATGTTTTTAATTGGTACTATTCCTTTCTTACCAAAGGTTTGGTTGTTATAGTATCTTTTCCACGAGGCCATACCAGGTTGATAACCTAGTTGCATGAAATCTCTAAGACCAGAATCTATTAAAACTCTATCCATAGTCTTAGGTATAACAGCGACAGTATAATCGTCCCAAAATCCATCAACAACACCTCTTTGGTTAACATAACTGTCTACCAGTTGTAATATCTTTAAGTTAGTTGGAACCATGTGTTCATATTCTAACTTTTTACCTCTTTGATCTGATGGTATACTAGAAGCACCTTTAGCTATATAAGCTAAATTAGCCGCTCTTTTCATAGGAGACTTCATATTAGAACCAAACATTCTAGTTAACATAGCTAGGTCCTCAAATTGAGCCTCTCCATTGTATATTCTATCAACATAAAAATCCACTAAGTCTTGTACGGCCTCCCTAGCTTCCTTAGCTTGGTTTAATCTACCTTCGTAATCTTGATCTTTAATAGCTGCATCAGATGTTTCAGAAAACGTTTTTAAATCAACGTTGAACATCTCACCTATTTGTTTTCTACTTTTTCCTTTTATATTTTTAAAACCATTAATCTTAGATAGTGTAGATATAAAATCTTCTATTCCAGTAAAAACTTGACCTCTGTTTGTTCCGTGTTTTGTTTGACCCTCTGGTAATGGTGCTGCTACAACTCTACCCTTTTTAACGGTCCATCTACCATCACCTATTCTATAAGCACCAGCATACATGCCTTGGTACTGTGTAAATAACGTTCTAATTAGTTTTTCAGGTTTCCATTTTAAATTCTCTATAGCGTGATTTCCAAAATCAACAATTGAACCTCTAGCTTTATTAACCCTGTCTCTACTATTAAACAACTCTGTAACACTTTTAACTGGTGAAACAAAATTACCAGCAAACATTTTTAATATACTGGTATCTAATAATGCTTCATTTGTTTTAGATATTACATATGTTTCCCTATTGTAATAATCTAAGTGATTAACGTTTTCAAAGTTATCTGGTAACTTCAACTCATCAAACTCTTGACTCCACTTGGCCCAATCTTTAGCCATACCTGTTAGCTCGTTGTTTTCCATAACATCACCATACACATTGACTAAGTGTCCTTTTATAGACTTCCAATCGTGAACGTTTATAGAATCTAAACCACTAATAGCTTCAGCCCAACGATCTTGAAACACATCTAGGTTTTCTGCTTTTATTTTTTTACTAAGCATAACCTCAGATCTTCCATCACCCAACTTAGCCGCAACAGCCTCATTGGTAGTACCATTTGTTAATGCGTTTATTCGCATATCTTGATTAGCAGCTATTTGAGCAGTAGCAACAACTAAAGCTCTTATAGCACCGTCAGCTTTAGTTCCTTTCCTAAGTTTACCATTTGGTTCAATACCAAATATATCTAAGAACTCTGCTTTTGATATGTTACTTCTTTTTATTTGAGCTTTCTTTTGACCTAAAGCTTTGTCAGCACCTTCAGCAACTTTTAGCCTAGCACCTGTTTGATACAATTGACCTAGTTTGGTGTTTGCTATACCAGTTGCCTCACCACTCCTCGTTTCTCCCTCTGGTAACATATCTAATAAATCGGTGTTAAAGCTACCATCTTCGTTTGTTGTTTTGTCTAGTATGTAACTTTGAGCTGCTTCTCTTTGCTCCCCGTTTAAATCTTGCTTAGCTAATATTCTTAATGGGTCAACACCAAATTCAGTAGCAACAGCATTTAATACTGGAAATAAAGGTCCATTAGGAGTAATCTTCTTTTCTGATGTAGCTTTTTTATCAACACTAATTAAAAGATCTTTAACACCCTTGTATGTTAACCCATCTAATGGAATATCCATTTCACGGATATTTAATATAATAGCTTTTCTAGCGTTGTCAGAGAAATTTAACATTTCTTTAACTTTAAGATCTCTAACAGCCTGCTTAGCTTCTCTTCTTCTATTTAAAGATAAATCTTGATTGTCTATTTCTTCTAACAGTATATCTCTTTCGTCCTGTATCACATCACTTAGTCTAGCACCATCATCACTAACAGGTTTATCTATAGAGGTTAGTTCAGCTTTGTTATCTTTCTTATATTTAACCATCACGTCACCTTTAGCTCTATATATAATAGACATACCAGCTCCTCCTGACACACCAGTTAACCAACCAAATAAACTATCATTCTTATCGTAGTCGTAGTTTTCTAAGAAACGTCTTCCAACCTCCTCCTTAGCCATTCTCGTAAACTCTCTTAAAGCTTCTGGTGGTAAACCACGTTCAGTCATACCATGCTGAATTAAACCGTCTAGAGCTCTCCCTTCAACTATATTCAAATAAGCCCCATAATAATCTGGAGAGTCTGTAAACATCTTGTGGTCTTCGTATTTTCTAGTCCCATCACTGTTTTGAACAAACTGATCGTATTCTCTTTTTAAATCTGGATTCTGCCTTCTATTTAAATCAACAGCTCTATTAAAAGATTTCATTTGATCTCTAGTCTTACTATCTTTGACGTCTTCAAACATTCTTCCGTTAGCTCCTTTCTGTAGCATTTCTGCCATAGCAGGACTTAGTTTGTTTTTTCTTATATTATAATCAAAGTCTTTTATAAAGTCTAATACATCTTGAGTTTCATTAAAAGCTATAGGTCTATTGTTATAATTTCTACTAAACCTTCTAAAAAAGTCTTTAAACTTCTGTGTCGTTCCTTCATTTATAGACACCTTACCATCTCTCATCATTTCAGATAGTATAGTAAACTGCTCCTCCCCTCTTTTATCCTTTTCGTACATAGATATTCTATTAGCGTACTCAGCTTTAGCACTAGGGTTTTTAAATCGCATTTTACCAGTGTTGATAATTTTATTCATTTGTTGACCTAATACACTTCTAGCACCAGGATCTCCTTTAAGTGTGTTAGCAAATTGAGCATGTAAAAATTCATGAGCACCAGTGTTTAGTTGACCATCAGTTAATGCTGCATTTCTATTTATAACAACATCCATTCCAACTAGGTTTCCATTTTTAATTTTAGGTATCATCATACCGTAATCATTACCTTGGGCTAAGACAGACATCATTTGACTTTCTTGTGATCTAGCTTGTTTTAGTAATCTTGAAGCGTCTTTTTTAGTTTCATTATATTGTTCTACACTTTGATTTTTTCTACGTGGTGATCTAAGTACATTTAACAAACCCTCTATCTCACCTTGTTTTTGCATAATAGCATCATCAACTGCTGCTTTAGATTTTTCACCCTCTTGTTTAGCATTAAGATCTATAAATTCATCTCTACTAACTTCTCTTACTTTCGTTTTAATATCACCACGTTGATTAGATAGTTCAGCTTGTCTTTTAAACCAATCCATCTCTCTTTCGTAATTAGCGTCAACAACGTTAGGCTCGTACTTACCTATTATATCATTTTTGGTTTTAGCCCTCATGTCAACCTTAGCTTGTAGATCAGCTAATTGTTGTTTCTTTTCTTTATCTGTTAGTTTCTTATCTAACATTATATCTTCAGCTTTCTTCCTAGCTTCGTAGTTTTGTTTCTCTATGTTTATAAGAGCTTTCTTTTCCCCATCTGTTAGTAGATTGACTCTCTTAATATCTTGTTCTATTAAACTATTACTCTTATCAACTAGTCCAGCGATTTCAGCCTCTATAGCTTTTCTTTCTTTAGAATCAATATCAAATCTTCCAGCACGTTTAGTTAGTTCGTTTATCTTCTTAGACATTTCACCAACCCTTTGGTTTGTATCAGCTGATCTAAATGGAGCAGATAGCGCTTTACCTAGACCAGGAGTTGCTAATCCCTGTGATATTATAACTCCACTAACAAATGACTCTGGTATACCTTCCCATATATCAGCATAACTCTTACTACCAGAAACAACATCAGCAAAATTACTAGATAATTGTGCAACAGACTCAGATACACCCTCTGTTAATCTATCTGTCGCGGCTAATCTAGCTGTTTGAAAAACTGACTGTCTTAGAGTTTTTTCAAAACCTAGTTTAGCAACGTCACCAAAACCAAGTATACCTTTCATTCTATTAACTTGACCAAGTGTTATTCTTTCAGATAATGCTTCAGCTGTACCAGTAAATACAGAATTAGCAAACATAGTTCCCCAAGCATGATTAGTACCATACAAACCACCAGTTCTATTATATTCGTCCTTAGCATCGTTCATTTCTCTCCATTTAGAACCAGCGCTTGAAGCACCCATAATATATAATGAAGCACCACCACTAACAGCCATTGTTGCTAGTATTGGTACTTGACCAGCAGCCATACCACTAACCCATTCTCCAAAACTACTTAAAGAATTTATCTCATTAAATTTAGTTGGTTTTTCAATTAGTAGTTGTGTTCCCTTTTGCCAATCATCTATGCTAGCATTTAGTTCACTCCACCAATTTTCTTTTTCTTTATTAGATGTATTTGAATTAACACCTGGATTAGCTTGTATATAACCATCAACAGCTGGATTGTCTATAGCTTTAACTATTTCTTTAGGTATAGATAGTATCATATCACCAGCCTCACCTATACCTTGAGCTAGATCTATAGTAGCATTCATTAGTTGAACACTCATAACTGTACCTTGTTGGTAGTTTCTGTTTAAGGCGTCAATAACGGTTGTTATTTGACCTTCTGTTAAAGCGTCTTTAGAGTTTAAGTCTTTAGCTATATTGTTAGCGAACTTTTCATATTGACCTCTTTTTTTCTGTAGAAAATCAAACCTATCTCTCTTCTCTTGATATTGAGCTTGAAATAAATTTAATTCAGCTTGAGCAGCTCTAACACCCTCTTCGGTTGTTAAATCATGTTTCGCTTTTATCTCCTCTAGTTTTTCCTCTCCATTACCTATCGAGTTTAACCATTTAGCAGCGTCAGATAACTCAGTGTATATATTTTCTAAATCACCATGAGCAACGTTAAACTTATTAACTTTTTCAGTTAACTTATCGCTCATAGCGTTCTTTTTGTCAATAGCTAGTTCAAGTAATTCTTTTTGAGTGGAAGATTTTACAAACGGATTGTTTGAAAATTTTTCGATTTCTTTTTTAAGATTTGCTTCTAAGAAATCTTGAGTTTTACTATTTAAAAAATATTTGTCAAGGTGCTTCTGTTGTTTATCCTTATCTACTTTTAAACTATTGTATATATTTTTGTATTCTTGACTATTTAGTATTTTGATACCCTTATCAGTTATACCATCGTCATCGTACATACCGTCTATACTAACACCTGTTTGAGCTTCGTATTTTTTTAACGCCTCCTGTTTTCTATAATCTTTTCTACCCTCAACAAGAGTGTTTAAATTATCTATATTTTTTTTAAAGTCCCTTCCAGACTTATTAAAACCAGCTTTCTCCAGTTGGTCTTGTTTTTTATGCATATCATCAACCCACTGAGATGCTCCGGGACCATACCCTTCGTCCATGTCATATTGAACAAATTTTCTATTGTTGTCCATATACTTGTTATAGACTTCTAAAACATCTTCGTCAGACATACCCTCTAACTCCCAAGCTTCTCTTAATTTATTTATTTGATCTTGAGCATTATCTTGAGTTGGTCTAATAGTGCTAGTTTGATCTTGAGTGACATTAACATGTGATAGTAAAGTTTGAAGTTTGTCTCCTTGGTGTTGAGCTCTTTCTCTCATCCAAGCGTCCATACGTTTAGCTTCTTCTTCTTGCGTGCCTTTAAAACCACCTAGATTAAATATCTCTTTTTCTCCGTTTAAAGCTGTAACCTCTATTCTATTTAAACCAACAGTTTTTTGTTCAAATGTGAAACCATGCTCCATCCACTTGTCTTGAAGTAGTTTTTGAGCCTTTTCCTCACTAACACCAGTGATGTCAGTGGTTATCTCGGGCATAGGCCCGAAGTCTATATTATGATCTGATAGTGAATTAAGATTGAGTTGTGATTCCGATAAAATACCTTCCGTAGCAAATTCCGAATCGTCGTATTGATTTTTCCGTGCTTGAGTTGATTGCCCTACAGTCGCACTTTCTGTAGAGCTTGATTGGTTTCCCGACAGCAGTTTTGCTTCAGGATATTTTTCTAAGAACTCTTCTTTATCGTTCTTATTTACTGTATATCGTTGACCGTCTTCGCCAACAGTATAATCGTCAGTGTCTTCTTCTTTTAATTTTGCATTCTCGTGATTCTGAAGAAACTCTTCTTCATGTTCATCATCGACTGTGTATAGGTTGTCGCCAACCCAATATTCTTTTTTACTCATACTGTATCGTTAGTTACCCGTTAATAATTATTGTTGCGTGTCGTCATCGTCCTCTTCATCATCGTCGTTAACATCCGTATCGTCATTTATGTTAGCGTCGCTTGTATCAGTTTCCGATGTATCTTCTTGGTTGTCAGTGTTTTCTTCTGATGTATCAGTCGCTGTTGATGTTGTGTTATCCTCTCTTTGTGAGTCAGGTATATAATTACCATCAGCGTCTCTGTCTTCAATTTGTGTTTTATTTAAACTTTCATCATACTCTAAATATGATTGTCTTCTATCTTCTTTACCTAGATTATAGTTGTTTTCTAAGTGCTGAACAAAATATTCTTGCATCTCCTTTTGTAGCGCTTCATTTTCCTCAAAATCTCCATCACCTATAAATTCATTTGCAATATGTTGAGCTTCTTGTTCATCTATCGTACCATCATCAAATATACCCATTGAATCTAAATACTCTTCAGTTAATCCAAAGTCTGAATATTTATTGTCCATAATATGAGAAACCATGTTATCATAAAATGACTTGTCACCAAACATAACGTCATATATTAAAGAACCTTGATTACTAGATTTCATAATAACATCTTTAACAATCTGTCCAGCTTTATCTCTTTGAAACTTAGTTTTATCTTCTGGAAGAGTATCTTTACCTTTTAGGTAAGCTGAGTTTCTGGCTTGAGCTAATAAGTCTATAGCGCTTTGATCTATTAATGATATTGAATTAGCCATTTCAGATATAGATGTCCATTTTTTTGGCTTTGATTCTATCAATGCGTTTAAATCATTTAATTGATCGTATAGTGCATCTAAGTCTGTGCCATCATGATATACAGCTCCATCTTGATATAGCTTCTCCATTTGGCGGATTTGCATCTCTATATCTCTCTTAGCTTTGTTTGTATCGTTTATTAATTTCCAGTCAGTCATCATGACACCTAAACTACCTTTGTCATCACAATCATCTTGACCATCAGGACATTTCTTTTTAGTTAATCTAGTTTGGTCTTTCATTATCTCCAACATCTCTTGTCCCTGAGGTGTTCTTAGAAAAGATTGACTAAGACTTTTGCTTTTAAAATTTTCTGCTAAGTTTTTTCTAAGATCAGCATACTGTCCCATCTCTTCATGCATCTTCTGTACTTCAGCTGTTAACTCTTCTTTTTTAGCATTATCACCGTTTATGTAGTCATCTTTCATTTTACCTCCCAACTGCTTTCTAATACCATTTATTTCTCCCTGAGGTAATCTACCGTTAGCGTCTATTATTCTTTGAGCACCAGTACCAAAATCCCAAGAACGGAATTGGTTAGCTAGATTCATCATAGCTCTATGGTACTGCTCTACATACTGTTGGTATAATCCACCTCCAGCTGCCTCATAAGCACCTTTTACTAATACTGGATCAGCTCCTTTTAGTGGTGATTTTTTTTTATTTTTATAAGCCATTAAATTAAATTTTTAAATTCAACATCCAATTTAGAGTAATCTACCATGTCATATCCACTGTCGTGTTTTACAACAGCATCTCTTGGTATTTCATCGGACATTACACCTTGATATATACCATCACCTATGTTTTTGTTTTTATATTCAAATGTATATATTTTTATACCACTAGGTGATCTACCTATATGTTTGATATTTTCTTTTAATCTCCTGTCAGAGAATAAACTACCTATGAGGTTACCACCAGCTCCCACTAAACCTCCTAAAGCCTCTGTTTTTTGAGCTTCAGCCTGCATAGCTTGTTGTTGATACGCTGCGACCTCTGATTGTGCCATACCTAACATTGTAGCATTTAAATCTAGTTGTCTTTGTTGTTCAACTTGTTTTCCTTGAGCTCTCATTCTATCAACGTCAGACGCACCTTTTCTAGTAGCCATATCCACAGCCGCTGCACCTTGTCTTTGTTGTAAGTCTACATCAGCTGCTCCTTGTGCCTCTAGTTGTTGTAATTGAGCTGCTTGTTGAGCGGCCATTGCTTGATTTTGAGATTCTTGTTGACCTATACTAGCTGATGATTGTTGAGCTTGCAATTGACCTTGTTGTGCTAAAGCTTGAACTGTAGCTGCTATACCAGATCCACCAGCCGCTTGACCCATTGTATCCATTATGTTAGCTTGTGATTGTTGAAATTGTTGAGCTTCAAATTGAGCTTGCTGCTGGTTGACTGTTAGATCTTCCATAGTATTTTCCATTCCAGCAAATTGATTCTTCATACCAGCAAATTGGTTTTCCATTCCCTGATATTGGTTTTTCATGTTTTCAAATGGATTAGATATATCGGTTGTTGCGTAAACATCCTTAGCGTCTGACATTGCGGTCTGTGCATCTTTTAGCAACCCACTAGCTGTGTCAGCTCTTTTCTTAGCGCCAAAGTAACTTATACCAGCACCAACAATACCACCAATAGCTCCCCATGGCATAGCCTTAAAAGGAGATGGTTCTTGTAGTCTACGTTCTTGTTTATAGTTATTCATATTATTTAATTTTAAGCGTCTTCATCATCGTCATCATCGTCATCAGCGTCGTTCAAGACTAACTCATCGTCACCACCATCATCAACTGGTGTATCATCTTGTTGAGATTGTGCTTGACCAGTTTCTCCATATGCTGCTTCTGCTAACTCCTCGTCAGTCATATCTGCTTGTGGTCCACCAGTTTCTCCATACGCTGTTTCGTCCATTTCCTCATCAGTTTGTTGAGTCTGTGGTTTACCTGTTGGCCCATATGCTTTTTCAGCTAATTGTTCATCACTCATTTGAGTCTGTGGAACGTTCTCTTCAGTTGTATCATCTGCACTGGTTGTATCAGTTGTATCATCCGCACTGGTTGTATCAGCTGTATCATCTTCACTAGTATCAATCTGTACATCGGTGTCGCTATCTGGTGTAGGACCAGGAGCGTCAGCATCTGTATTAAATTTATTTTGCCAGTCCTCAACTGTTTCATCAGCTCTTCTAGTGTGGAACTTTTTACCATTCCATTCAAACTCAGATAAACCAGCATTCCTAGCGTTTCTAAAGGCTTCACTAAAGTTACCAACTTCTTCAGGTTTATTTTCAGGACCATACTCAACTCTACCAGTATCAGCGTCAACATAATCAGGAATACCGTCGTTATCTTCATCTGGCATTGGTTTAACTCTCCTTTTGTTGTCAAGTTTTTCATCTACTTTTTTCTCTGTATCTGTTTTTTTAGCGTTATCTTTTGTTTCAACATCTATGTTACCTTCGTCATCTGTTTTTATAACTTTATTAGTATTAGTTTCGGTATTATTGTTTTCAGGAGTACCATTGTTTTCATTATTAGTGGCGTCAAGAATCTTCTTTTGATTCTCATTGTTGTTGCCTTCTTTACTTGGAAGCTCTGTCATTCTATTTCCAGTGTCAACCAATCCAACTAAATATCTAGTTAATTCTGGATCTGTACCACCTCTAGTCGTTAAGTCATGTCCCACGGTCATAGAGCCGTAATCTCCACCACTTATAGATCTTTTGTTTTCTACTTCTTCAGTAGTAGGATCATCATACTCCGTCCAGTTGCTAGCAATGTTTTTGTCTTTAAAGGTAATTGATACCATTCTACCCGATCTAAGTCTGTCAGCCATGTCATTAAGCTTTATTCTTTGTTGATCGCTTATGTTTTTACTTCTAGCTAATGTTCTAATTTTATCATAATCGTCCATTCCAGAAAATGTAACTCTACTAAAACCTTCATTCAAGTCAGGTAGGTGTTTATAGTCTTTCATAGCTTCATCAGAAGCATATAATCTAGAACCTCCCTCTTTATTATATTTTGTTCTAGGATCTTTTTTCCACTGTGCTTCTAGTTCCTTTTGCTCTCTATCTGCAGTTCTTTTGTCGTCAGCAGCTTGTTGCCAGTCTGCGTCTGGATTACTAAAGTCAAAGTGTCTTAAATAATCTTTATCTCTTTGATCTAACCCAGAATTACCTCCTCCAGCTAGTCTAGATATAGTAGCATTACTTTCCTCAATCCTATTGTTCTCATCTAGGTGATTTTGCTTTTCATATAATTGACCATGTGGAGACTTGTGTATCTCCCATTTTGGTTTACCATATTTTTCAATCCATTTTCTGTTTTGCTTAATTTGAAGAGGACTTAGCAATTGATTTCCAAAATGATCATTACCTTTATCAGCATGATACTTTCTATCCTCTACTGTTTTCCTATTTGATTCAGCTTGAACCTTAGCCATGTACTCTCTGTACTTTTTTTCTCCTTTCAACCCTCTACCAAAATCTTTTCTAGTTTTATTACCAAATCTATAATGAGCTAAAGCGTGTTTACCAAAAGGACTTTCTCCCCCTTCAGCCATACTTCTACCACTTCCCATTTGCTTGAAAGCTGATGCTCCATCTGATGATTTAAATGATGATCTTTGTTTAAATGCCATAATTATTTTTTTTAATAAGGTTCGTTAGAGGCGTAATAGTTGTCGTAATTTTCTCTTTGCTCTCTTTCTTTTCTTTCTTTTCTTCTTTGTTGTCTTTCCTCTTTAGTACCAAAAGGTCCACCAGCTAATATACTATCGTCTTTTGGTGGTGGTGGGAAATTCTTTTTTATATATTGCTCATAGGACATACCAGCTGCAATTGCTTTTGATCCAATTTCTTCTTTAAGTTTTTGAGCCTCATTAACGTTCATACCTCTGTAGATATGTTTTGTTTCGTTATGCACTCTTTTTTCCTCTTTCTTCTTTGCTTTCTCTTCTGCTTTAGCGTCTTTCTTCTCTTGCTTTTTAACTTCTTTAATCTGTTTTTTATATTCTGGTGTTATTTCTTTTCCATCAATATATTGCTTTCTATTTTGTAATCCTAAGAATCCTTCACCTTCTTTTTGTACAACACCTCCTTTTTTAAATTCTAATTCACCTGTATCTGAATTAACCACAAGATTCCCCTTGTGACCTTTGTATTTACTTTTTTCAACTTTTCTGTTTGGTCTAATTCTCAGAATACCATCATTCCCAAGAATCCCCTTTTGATCTCTAGTTACTGTTTTGTTTAGTAATCTATTTTTAGCGTCACCCATACTTTCTATCATTGTAACTTCGTTACCATCAGCATCAATTCCAGTTGTTTGAGTTCTACCATCTATAGTGTCAGCAACGTCTTGACCTAAATCTTCTATTAAAGGATTTGGGTTAGGTCCAAAAATTGTGTGATGACCACTAAGTTTTCCATCATAATCACGACCTCTTTGTCCAATTGATTCTAAATCTTCTGATGTAATACCTGTTACTACATCTTTGTCTTCACCATAGTAATTTAAATTAGGATCTTCCAAATCTTCATCGGTCATATCACTACCATCTCTTCTCACTATATTCCCTTTAGCGTCATAAGCCCAATCGGTTCCAGATAAGTCCTCTCCCTTTTCTGGCATAGGATCTAAGTCGTAATCTGGGTCTTCAAACCCACCATCTTCTCTATCCGGATCAGGGACGTTTTCTTCTGGTATTTCAAAAGACATATTTTCTTTAGATGTAGTATCATCCTCATTAGTAGCGTCTGTAACATTATTAGTTTCAGTTGCTGGTTCATTATCTACTGGCTCTGGAGTATCAACCTCTACTGGTTCTGGAGTGTCAACCTCTACCGGCTCTGGAGTGTCAACCTCCACTGGTTCATCTTCTGTATCAGTAAGTGGAGATCTTTTTTTATAATTATCCGGGTCTATGCCTCTAGTTAACATAGGGTCAGATTTTATAAAAACAGATCTAGCTTCACCTCTTGGGTCTTCAGCCGCACTATCCATGTTAGCTTTTGCTAAAGGAGACTGTCTATGTCCCATTAATTTAAAGCTTGATTTATTTCCAGATCTTAAGTTAAATTTTTTCCTTGCCATTATTCTTTATTTATAGTAATATAGTTACATTTTTTGTTGATTATTTAGCTGCTTGATGTCACCTCCACGCCACTCATAAATAACTCAGCATGTTTTTTTGAATCGTTTTTAAAAACAAACTCACCGTAATATCCCAATATAGACGCCTCATTAACATTTCTATCTTTAGCGAATAGTATAAAATCACTTGGATTAGGTGGACTAGTTGTTGTTAAATCTATCTCGCAATATATCGCCGCTACATCATTAACACCATCAAGTGATCCACCAAAAGGTACATCTAGTTCTACTATTGATTTGATTTTACCAACCTCAACAATACTTGTACCAGGTTGATCAACAATGAAGTTTTGTCCAAATTGATCTGCTCCAGCACTACCAGATGTTGGTGTGTAATATAAGATATCACCAACTTGAACTGATTGGTTTAGAGGTAATGGTAAATATACTATTGTTTCGTCCATATTAAGCGCAGTTTATAAATGTGTCTAAGTTTAATGTTGTTAATAAATTTCTACTTCCAAGCTTTGTTAAACCTAAATCAAAAGATAATACAGCTGTGTCGTCAGAAGCTTGGATAGTAAAGTTCCTTATTTGGAAAATTGTTCCACTACCTAAACTAGGGTGTCCGATAGCTGTGAAGTCGGAATTAGTAAAATGAGTATCTTGAACAAACGACGTCCCTTTGCCAGTTATAGCATGAACTGTATTTACAACAGATAGATCTAATCTAACATGTATATTTCCCACTCTAGGTCTTATTCTCTTATCGTACACCTGAACAGCATGTGTTCCACCGTCGCTATCGTGATCAACTAGTGCCACTGTTTGGTTGTTTATCTTATATCTAGCGCTCTCTGTTGTAGCTCTAAACACAAATACAGTTTCAGCATTTTGAGTTAAGGTTTTACTGTAACAATCTAACCATTCAGGTTTTGGATTTCTAACAGGATCAAAATCCCAACCACTAGAATTAGCAAAACCCGAGTATGCGGGGCGTATGTTTATAGAGTATCTATTTTGATCAGGATACGTGTTTAGATTGTATCCATTATTATAATTGTTACTTATTTTTGGAAAGCTTTGGTTTATAATATATTTACCGCTACTACCTATTGTAAGCTGCGTGTGTAGTGCATCACCCACAAGTCCAGCTTTGAAATATTTTCTTTCAAGAATACTTTTTTCAGTGTAACTTAATACTTTATTATTAGAATCTCTAGAATCTATATATTGATTAATTGAAAATTTAAACGAAGCTCCAGGATCACCATGTATTACTATATATTTACTTTCTCCGGCTGGTGATATTTTAGTTCTTCTACCCCAATCAACTTTGTATATTTTCTTTGTGGTATCAATTGCAGTATCTACTCTAGTGTTGCTTTTTAAAGAGTATGCTATTTTTTTAAACTTTAAACTCTCTTTAGCGGTATATATAACATCAAAAAGATAACTAGTAACCCTACCTTTTTCGTTTGTTATTGTCTTTTTTAATTTTAGTTTTAGTAAACTATTTAATCCAACATTACCACCCGATATCAAGCTTGGTTTCTTAGGTATATATTTACTTGCTTCAGGTGTTAGCTCTAAAGTACCTATAACTGTTGGTACGTTTTTTCTAACTCTACCTTTTAGATTAAATCTAATCTTTTCCTGTGTGGTACCTCCATTGATAATAGATGTTGTTACACTACCTCTATTAGTTAGTATCTCTAAATTATTTTGATTTTTTAATGTTTCTTTAGCCATCTATATCAATATTAAAATTAACACACTCTTCATCTGGGTCGTAGGGCATAGCTTTACCATATATTCTAAAAATATATTTATGCTGATTAGGATTTTGCGTGGGACCCCACGGCGTACTAACTCCTGGTGTCATCGTCTCCAATCCACTAATATGAACTATAACAAAATTACCGACAAAATCAGATGGACATATATCGTTTGGTATAGTAGCTTCCTGTGAATTATCATACGTGGGGTTATACTGCGTCCACCCTTCACTATTCACACTCACCGATGGAACACTTCCTACGCCTGTCATTTGGTTATTGCGTTTATATGGAAAAGGTCCGTTATACGGGTTATCATAACTACCATTGTAAATAGCTGGTGTGATCCACTCTTGACCAGAACCATATCCCTGCTCTTGCCATTCATCGTTTGAACTAGTCTGAACTGACCCTGATGCTTGATAAGATTTGAAATCTAAAAGAGATACACCTCCATCAATACCACTTGCGTTTCCCTTGTGGTTCTCCCAAACATCTCTGTACCAAACAAGATTTTGTCCCCACGGCTCACCATCGTTAGCGTAGTTAGTTGGGTTTATTCCTATATCAACACTAACTTTACGATAAGTCGTTCTAGCGTAGTTTCCAGAACTAGGAGCTATGCTACTCAATCCAGACTCCACTTGGAATTCTCCTGAAGGTGTGCCAGCTGAAGTGTAAGTTTGCCAATCAGGATATTGCGTTGATAAAAAATCAACAAGCATTTGAATCTCGTCAAAAGCACCTACTGGTGAAGGGCCACCATCACTACCACCAGGTAAAATACTCATATCCTCAAAAGCACCTAAGTTAAACCCTTGACTCCAATCAGGACCAACTGATCCTTCAGCCCCACCACCCGTACTGGCTGGTATGTTATTAACGAAGTCGCTATAAGACGCTATAGAATCTGAATTATGTGGAACTTTCCACATAGGACAACCATTAGGATAATATGAATCAGATGATATAGTATATGGGTTATCTAGACCAGCTATATATGATGATGTCTCTGGTCTCGGTGGTTGTAAAACTTGAAGAGCGAAGTTGTGTCGACAAACAGTGTAACCTTCATTTGGTATTATAAGAAAATGACCATAACTCCCCACACCACCACCACCTGTTAAAGGCGTATCATTAGGAAATTGATCAACAGTCACGTTGGAGGAAGCTACACCAGGAATAATCGGTTTAAATGTCACCCTTTTAGCAGTGTTGTTGGATTGAGATGATTGAATACTCATTGGTTCCCAGTGTGGTACATTCGTGTTATAACTAATCTCCCTTGTTGGCATCCAAAGTACCTTGCAGTTTGAACTACTACTTTCTAATTGAACCTCAATGACCACGTTTGGAACTAATAGAGCATCAGTGGTAGTAGTAGTAGTAGTGTTATTATTACTGTTACCCTCCCACTGCATAATATTACCAGCAAAACCATCTATATCTATTACAATCGATTGGTAGTTTGAATTATCTAAAGCGAAATCTGGTTTCAACCAAACATAAACATCTATATAGTTGTCCGGTAAAACACCAGTAACATTCATGTCGTCAGCTGCTATAGTGTTTACCATATATATCTTATCTACCCCCTCTGGAAATTCACCGTCAGTTCCATTCCATCTAGCTACCCAGTTGGTGATAGTTACACCATTTGGCCATAACTGCTCACCATTTCCAGGTAGGCTACCACCTTGAGGATCAACTCCACCTATTGTAAACATATCACTATGTATCCACACAGAAGGACTTTCTGGTCTCATCTGCAAGTGTAATGGAACCTCAGCATTATCTACTACACCATCTCCAACTGTAGAATTAGATAGTGGTGTTGCCACATCTTTATCTACCCAAAATCCTCCAGAGGATATTGTTAAAGGTGAGTTACCTATTACTATATAATTTGGTTGTGCCATATTCTTTAACCTTGTTGATTACCCGGACTTCCTTCTTGAGGATCATTAGGGTTGTCTATTAATTGTATTTGCATGTCTTGTTGGTTGTCCACCCAGTTTATACCACCCACTTCATCACCATCTCCACTATCATCACCACTACCATCACCACTACCATCCCCATTGGTATCAGTACTAAGATCTGGTTCGGCTATAGCTTGTCCTAAGCCCTGAACACTGAATTCACTTAAATCATCATTACCAAAAGCTCTATCTCCACCTCCAATTTTCTGAAACCATTTACCTTCTTTTTTCTCGAAATCCTGTACATCACCTTCGTTTGATAAATCTGTTTTTATATTATCAACCCACCATCCTTCTTCGGGTGTCAAGTTATAATACTCTCCGTCTGAATAAAAGAGTGAATCACTAGCTTGTTCAGATGTGAATTGATTAACTTTAGCTTGTGAACCATCATAGTTAACAGCTCTAAAAGCTTTTACAACTTCAGGCATATCGTTAAATAAAACAGTAAATGATGATGGTTCAAAGTATTCATCTACATCTTCATCTTCAATTTTTTCGTTAGGAGCATAAAAAACATTCTTATTAATTATCTCATTATAATTTAACGCTGTTGGATCACTTTTTTTGATATCAACATAATGTTGATATATACCTACTTTATTTTTAGTTTCACTTTTTACATCTTTAGATATAGATGTTAAATACTTACCACCAACACTAACACCTACTTGTGGTATAAAAGATTTAAAACTAACCCAACCTTTAGATTCCTCGTTAAAAGAAGCAGTTAATGGTTGCATGTTGTTGTTACCTGGATTTAACGTTAAGTTATATTCTCCGTTCACAACATCAAAAGTACCTATAGCTGTTTTTGTTTTTCTAAGATGTTCTCTAAAAAACGTTTTCATTCCAACGTCTGATATTGGAGTTAAACCGTCCATTGACAACCTAAGAACTGCACCTCTTTGTTTATCTGTGAAGTATAATCTAAATTGGTCCCAAGCTAATGATTCTGGATTTTTAGATATTCCATAATCGCCAGCAAAAGGAACAGCTGTACCTAAAACCCTATTAGAAGCTATTAACTGTGGATTACCATCAGCGTTATAGAGTGCGTCTTTATTTGTAACAACTCTTAATGCTTTGTCTTCAGTTAAAACAACCATATCTGTATTTCTTGTTTTTAACCTCTGTATTGATCCATAAGCAGGATTTATTTCTTTAGTTATCTTTTCTGCCATGTTGAATTCATTCAAGTTATTTGTACTTGAAGTTGAATTATATATACCAGAATATATCATCATACTAGCCATTGTTTCTCTCCCATAACCGAGTAGGGTTGAAGAAACTTTTACACCATTATCTATTGTTGGCGTGTTAAAATCATCTCTTATTCTATCTGACTCAACACCATTGCCAAATGAATAACAATTAAACCAAGATAACTCTACTGGGAATTTCCAAACATCAGAATCAATTTTATAAAACCCCTTATTTGTACTAGACTCTCTAAACCTACGTTCTTCTAAATGGTTGATATATGGATAATCAATTCCATACTCCACACTATTAACACCAATTAGTGTACTAGAACTCATATTTGAATCATCATCATCTATGGGTTGCATGTAGGCTAACACTCTAGACATTGTTTTTGTACCATCTGGATGTTGAAAAACTAAAAAATCACCTATATCAACATACTGATTCAAATACCCCACTTCACCAACCTCTATCGAATCAACATCGGAATCATCATCAAGATTTGAAGAGTATTGTTTTTGCACCTTAAGGCCAACTATAGAGTGATTTTTAGTATAACCTATATATCCAACATGTACGTTTTTGTTGTTTAAATTCCAATCACCATTACTTGGTTGTATATCTACATAGCCAGGTGTAGCGTTATTCCATTGTCTCAATCCAACTGTAGATCCATAAGGAGCGAAACGTGGAGTATTTTCACTAGTTAACTTAACTGGTATAGCATTTGAAGCTTCGTAGTATATATCTAAACCAACATCTTCTTTTGGTTCTGTTTCAAATATAGCTGGATCCGCTGGAGGTATATATATTTCTCCACCTGATACTGTAGATTCTATAATACTTATTCTCATAGCTTCTCTACCATCATGACATATTTCTCCTCTAGGATCCCAAATACTTGTGTCTATACCTTTTGTTCCGTTATCTACTAACGTTTCATTTACAATATCATATTCTCTAAACTCAACTCTAATACCATTTCTTTGACAGTGTGGTCCTCCCTGTTTTCCACTTCCAACACCGTACCCATCTAAATATTCTGCTGGTCCATAACCGTTTTCACTAAGACCATTATTATCAAAAAGAACGCCCCATTGAGAGTGATCTCCAGGTACAGCCATTGAGAAATCAACCATACCACATGGGTGGCAACTAGAGTGTAAAGCTGGGTTTTGGTTAGATGGTCCACCATTATAACCCTCGTTATCATTTAATATACCACCAGCTCTAACTAAACCGTCTTGCGCCCAATCTGGACCATCACCATCAGGATCTGTAAAACCACTACTATCACTAGGAAAATAAGTTTGCCAATCATTTCTAGGATTACGATTTGTAAAACTTATTGTAGTGTACGCGTCATTACTACCATTATTTCCCCAACCATTAAACCCATCATAACCAACTCCCGAGTATACACCGTCACTGTAAATATGGTTTTCGCCTTGCACGGAAACAGATGAATTCGCGTTGTTGTATTGAGGACTATTTGACCATAAACAACCAACTGCTACACCAGCAGCGAAATTAACACCTTCACCTTGTAAAGTGTCACCTGCTTGAGAATGGTTTTTCATGTCCATCATAACTGTAGTTCCGTAGCCAGGTGAACTTATAACTTTATAAATTTTTCCATTTGGATCATCTTGAAATCTAAATAGTGTTCCATATGTTTCTAAATCTTGCTTTAATTCTAATGCTGCTCCAGTAAATTCACCAAGGGTTGATATAACCATTCTACCTAACTCACCATCAGTGGCGCCAAAAGTATCTGGAGGACCACCCATTCCGTCGGTATTAGTTAGTATACCAGGATCTAATCCAGTTGGTTTATAATAATCACTAGGATATTCACCCACAATCTCACCATCACTAGTTTCACGTATCCCATACCCATTAACGTTGGGTGAGTTAGAAAACTTAACGTGTCTAGCTCTTGCTCCGTCTATAAACGCTACTGCGTCATGAGAATACTCATTAGCACCCTCAATACAATAATCACCATACCAACCCCAGAAGTCAGCTGTTTCTATGGTTCTATTATAAATATTCTGATTTCGATCTTGACCATATAGACCTCCTTGTGTAGCGCTGTTATATCCAGGGTTGCCAGTACCGTAATCATTGTCATGATAAGATTCCGTATCAAAACACCCAAGAGCAAGATACTCTGCATCATAAGGGTGGCAACCAACAGTGTGAGAGTTACCACACCTTGGACCCCAACCACCTGAACCTCTATACCCACCGTGATTCATTACACTACTTGTACCACCATCCCAAAGTGGTTTTACGTCGGCAACTCTATTAGAAGCTGAAACATCGTCTCCACCGTTCTTTTCAGCATTAACAGCTAGTAACTCACCGTTAAAGTCTTCGAAGTCACCGTATGACTCCATGTTTTCAGTGTTCGTGTTGTCAGGTATACTCCAACTACCATCATAGTCTCCACCATAGTGAACTAGTCCCGGTTGGTTTAACCACTTGTACGTTCTTCTTTGTCCAGGATATATAGGGTCAATAGCCGCTGGGTTATACTCAGTGTTTTCAATATAGGCTATAGCATAATTTCTAGCGGCAGTATAAGATGTCTGAATAGCAGTTGTTGATAATACAGCTGCAGACAATATTTGATCTTTTTCAATTTTACAGAAAAACTTACCTTCAAACTCAGGTTGACTTTTAGTTATCAACTCTCTAAACTCCATCGCCCACCTTATACTAGGTAGTGATTGACCAGCTTCAACACCACTGGCAGCTTGTAATTGTACAAACATATCTGTTGCATTGAATGGTTCGTCCCATCTAACAGCACCAGTTCCATTTAGGTTTTCTGGATCGTCTTCTGGATCTGGTAAATCCACCTTGTGATTATATGTTACCAATCTCCAATCTGGTGAGTAAAAAACACCTTCCGAGTTTATACATTTTAATCTAACCTGTAAATCACCTTTTTCTTGATAGTTATCTAAAAAACCATTCCACTTGTCAGCTCTTATACCTATCTCAGTTCCACTCATTAATTGTTGTGGTGGTAAATTTAGTGGATCGGGAGAACCGTCCCACATAAACTCCTCCCAGTTAGGGTCAGAACCTAAGTCAGTTACTGTTGTAAAGTTACCTAATGTAACCTCACCCATATTTCTAATTTGTTGTTTGATAAAATCTGGAGCTTCATTTTCAATTGCTATGATCTTATATTTAGCAGGTTCAATTACAGCTTGATCAGTGCCATGTTCATTTTTCAATATTAGATATGTGTCTTCATCTACTTTATTTCTATCAGCAGAAGCAAATGATATCCATATGTTACCATCTTCAGCTTCATACCATCTATCCATAACTAGATTATAGTACTCATTAGAGGTTTCTTTTATGAAGTATTTAACATACGATATCCAATTATCTGGGATACCACTCATTTCATCACCCCACAATTGTTGCACTTCTAAAGTATTTTTATATATTGAAAAACTTTTTGGAACTTTAACATTACCATCTACGAGCCCCCATCTTCCGTGATGTTTTTCTTCCAAATAACCTGGAGCTATTATCGGTGTTTCTCTACCATACTTATCTCCAAAAACCATTCCAATCTTATAATCTCTTATCGACTTCATTGATTTTTTAGGACTAATCAGTGATGGTCCTCCTTGTCCAACTCCATAATTTTTAAGATTTTGCTTTAATTTAGGTTTGTTAATTATTTCATATCCCTGAGTGTAATTACTAAAAACAAGTCTATTAGCAGCTATTTCTTGAGCTTTAGCTGTTATTGGAACATTATCCCAAGATCTTAAGTTTTGATTATTTGGGAGAGGTCTACGTATCATCTCTGATGTTATCTCCATTTCCCCAAAAGATAATGTTGAATTTTCATCATTTATAGTAAAGTTATCCCATTCTGGATCCCTACCTCTAGTTATAGACTTAACAACATATACGTTGGGACCTGTTGTTGTTTTCCACAACACATCAACACTAACAACATCAGCCGGTCTATTTCTTTGGTGAGGAATAAAGTCTTTTATAACTAATTTTCTAATTCTATTAGTCATTCCAAGGTTGTAACCTTTTTTATGATTAAAATCAAATGGACCTGGTATAAATGCTATCTCAGACCAAGGTCCATAACTAGAATACTCTCCATCCTCATATTTGTATCTAGTAGAAAATCTACCAAATACAAGTTCAAACATTGGATCTTTTTGCATTAACTCTATATCCCACATACCAGATCCTAATACTGTAGGTACATCATCTTGAAAAACAGTAGGAGTTAATTGTTGGTTTATTGTTAATACTCTAAATGAGATGGTGGTGTAAGAGAATGTATCTGTTTCAACAAGCTGTACATCATCTATTATAGCTGTCAACCAAGAATCGTCATCATAGGTTTGCTCACGGAACGTAACTATATCATTAACCCTAAAATCCGTATTTTGAAACATTGTTACGGGATTGTTTAGGGTCATATTACTAACAACTGTGAATGGATCAGCCGTGTAAGCTTCAATATCTTCTTGTCTTGGTAGTTGAAAAGTTGTTCCAAGTGGAATCTCTTGGTTGTCACCAGTATATGTAGCAAAATCAAAAACAATTCCAAGGTTATTATTGTTTGATATCACAGCAACCTCTCCTACTCTATCTGTAATAGACATGTCGATAATTGGAGCTTGGTGAGGAGCTTTTTTAATAACTGTTATGTTTTCTTTCTGTAAATCATTATTGATAGTTGAAGATAAAGATTGCTCTATGTCGGTATAATCTAATAATATACTATCATCATTAGGATCACTTAGCCTCAGCTTCGTGTGAGTAGTAAAATTGGGTGTACCAGATTTGCATTTTTTTATATTTATTCTTTTAGGTTCGTCTTGACCATCAGTCCAAAATAACAAGTCCTCTATGATATTAATACCAGTTACTATAGTGTCTGTGTTGAAATTTAAAACTCTCTCTTTGTGTTTAAAAGTATAAAACACAGCATCCTCCCAATCAACTTCATCACAAGATGTATAAACACTTATTGTATTATAACCTGAACCTTGGTTAATTTTCATTATTTCTGCACCCCAACTAACACCTTCTACAGGATCGTTGTTTTCATCAAAATCTACTATATTAGTTGATTTTATTAATGGTGTTGTGTTTTCATCATAAGCTTGCATTACCATACCAACTCTTAAATCGTCCGCGGTCTCTTGTGTTACAGATAGTGTGGTCCAATTGTCTTGTACCTCCTGAACCTGTCCCGAACCAACATTCCACGGCACAACCCTTGGGCTAAAATCTATAAGGCCATACTTATCTACAACAACTGGTTTACAAGATGGTTCAGCATCAGATTCACCTGTATTAACCTCTACTATATAGTCTATAAATAGCATTCTAGGTTCGTTACCAGTTAGTTGATTATTAATTAACATATCTAGTGCATCTTTTTCCGCAAAATCGAAAGACGGTGAAGATATTAAAAAATATGCATTATTATTTTTTTCATTAGCAACACCACCTATAAAAGTTGTTTCATCGAAGTTTGGTCCTGCATTCCAAACAGCGTCATAGTGTATATCTAAACTCTGAGTCACAACTTTATTTCCTGGTATATTTTGTATACACCCAGCGTTTCCAACGCCACCACCTTCAGAACCTGTAGTTCTTACTTGGACGTTCATAGCATCTCTATATTGACCATTGGGAACAATTCTCTCGTCGAGATCTTTGTTCATTTTCCCAGCAGAAAAATCGTGTTTAATTTCTGGCATAATACTATTTTATTTGTTTGCTCATACCTTTTAAGATTTGAGTAAATTCTTCTATTTTTATATTAGATAGTCTAATTTTTGCTTTTCTAGTTTCGGATGTTTTTTCCATTTTAAATCTTCCCAGTATACTGTCGGGTACACCTGTTCTACAAGATAACACGCCATATGCTATCCATTTGTAACAAGCTTCTTCACAAAATTTATGTACAACCATTTCACTGTCTGTTCCAAGACCATCGCTTATATAATCTAAGACAATTGTCTCTCCAGCTAACGAAGAGCTAAAATGTAAATATCCTCTTTGTTGATCTATAAAGAATGAACCGTGACTATGAGCGTGTTGTGGATCTATTCCGTATCTTCTACCTCTGTAGTCAATCTCTATGTCAGAACCATCTTTCTCACTAGTAGATTGTGAAGCTGAAGATTGACTATATTTTTGCCATGTTTTACTATCACCATGTATATAAGGATCACCATCACCAGTATTTAATTGGTCAAAAGAACCATCTCCATTAGCGTCATCATATGTGTATGTACCATCGTCATTTTGTTTTATACTAAACGGGTTAGATGTTTTACCAGTTGGATATAAATTTCTTTTTATACCATCATTACCAACTAGAGAAACTTTAGTATAGTTTACATAGTCATGTGGTAGTGGCATTTTTAAAGTATTAGGAACTATAATCTCATATGCTTTAACAGAGCGAAAAACATCGTATGTTAATTCTTGAATAGCTCGCATCGCGTGGAACTGCACATCAGTTCTATTTACTTTACCTATAAGTTTACCTTCACCAACATAAGCAACCATAAAAGCATTTATAATGTTGTCTAGTGAAACAAATTGGTAGTTACCAAGATTGTTTCCAGTATAATAATCGTATTGAGTTTGGTTATCTAGTAATCCCATAGTTAATCATTTTGTGATTGTTTAATTGCTGCTTCCATTCCACCACCAGCTTGTATAATCTCTGGCTTCATTATAGTTAATCCAGCCATAGCTATTATTTTAGAAACTAATATTTCTTCTTCAGAGGGATGTAGTTCGAAGTGGGTAGTGTAGGTTGTATTATTATTCCACAAAGCTTTTCCCTTTACTACAACGTATCCCCACTTTGGAGTAGTGGGCTTTCTAAAAAAATTAACAACACCACTTATAGGATCATCACCATCTTGATAAAATGGAAGTATAGTAAGTATGTTGTTTGGTTCTCTAACGTAAACCATTCTTTTTTTAGTAGCTTTTGTTAAAGGGTTCATTTCAGTGTATGTTACTTCTTCTATAGTCATTGGTTCTATAGGGAAAAATTCAAAATTTGAACTCCCCATTTTATGTACACTATTTAATCTATATAGATTCGATGGCAATGAAAGATAAGGAAGACCATTTGAATCAGGAAGAGACCACGCCATCGCAGTTTTAAATGGGGCAAGCTTTTCTTCAACAAATTCAGTGTCATCACTTTTAACATTGTTTGTCTTTGGCTTCAGATCAAGCATTTTGAACTCGTGGAAATAACTATCAAATACTTCCAATTGAGCTTTGTCAGCTAATAAGTTAAACTCTTGAGGTGTTATATAACCTCTCTGTTCTTTATTTGCTAGAGCTAAAACCTTTTGATATACCGTGTCTATATTTACCATTTCATTTATTTTTTATATGGAAAATTTTTATTTAACCATTGTTTTCGCTTATTACATCCACAATCTTTTTTACCTATAGCTCCCATGGATATATCCATTAATGATTTTATACCGGTAGCTTTTGTGAACTTTTCTACTGTATCTCCTAATCCTTTTGATGTGCTCATATTATAATATATTTTACTATATTATAGTTACATAATAAAGCGGAAGGTTAGCCCCTAAATAAAAATAGCCACCCAAAATGAGTGGCTATTAATATTAGTTAAAAGATATTAACCTAATCTTTTTTCTATATTTGAGAATATTTCCATACCCTCGTCGGTCTTAAACCATTGAGCTAACGCTGAATATGGATGTTCATCAAATGGAACAGTCATTAACTTTCTTCCATTTGAAGCCCAAGTAAAATGACGTTGGTCACCTGATAAAGCTATTATACCAGCTTCAACAGCTTTTATACCATAGTTTCTAAGCTGTACATTGTCATCAGCGGCTAATTCTAAGAACAAAGCGGGATTATCTCTAGCAAATAGTAGTAAATCTCTTCTAAGCTCCTTAGAACTCAACCTAGACACACTAGATCCTTTCTCTGCTCTCATAATAGCTTCAGCCATATCAACATCTAATTCTTTAGCTATTTTTAAAGCCTCAACCTCAAACTCTAACCAGTCTAATTGATTCTTAGCTATCTCGACAGGTTTATACTCAAAAAATAAAGTACCTCTATCTGGATGGTATAATGATAAAAGCTTCTGTAAAGTTTGTTTTTCCCTAGTAACATGAAGAGCTCCATTTCTAAATATAATATGTTCTAGTCTTTGGTCTCCCTTCATTTCATCTACAAAAGGTGTTTTTTGGTTTTGACAGTATTTTAATTCTCTCTCATAACCTTTGTTTTCATCAAAATAATAAATGTTAGCTGATCTAATAGAATAAGATAAAGGTCTCATTTTGTTTTTTAAATAATAAACCTTATCTTCAATAACCCAAGAGTTTTTAGGTTTTACAGGTTGTTTTGTTTTGGGTTGCTCAACCACAGCAACTTCTTCCTGAGGTGTAACCTCGGTTTTTGTTTGTTTTTTCTTTGCCATAATATAATATAATAAAAATTAAAAAAAATAGAGGCAGCATTTAGCTGCCCCTATATTTAAAGTAGATTACTTCATTAACATAAAGTTGTTTGCACCTTGTGTGATTAAACATCTTTCTGATAACATGTGAATCTCCATTGCATCAAGCGCTGATGTAGTAGCACCGACAGAACCAGTAGTCCAAGTTTTCATCTTTCTATTGTCTGTTGCGGAAGCTCTATATCTAACGTGTAAGAATGGTCGTTTTAGGTTTTTACCTAACGATTGGTCATACACAGTAGATGTACCAGCTGGAATCATAACTCCTCTGATAGCAGCAGAACCAGCAGTAGCATTTACACCACCTCTAGTTGCTTTATCATTTAAGTATCTAAAGTCAGATTTATAGAAGTCGTAAGAACCTCTTCTGAATCCTGAGAAACCTAAATTTAATGCCATATCTTCGTCGTTGTCAAATACCCCGTAAGAAGTACCTCCAGCTCCGTAAGAATTCATTGAAGCAAGCATGTCGTCCATTGCTAAACTAGTAGCTCTGTTTACAAACATCATGTATTCTTCAATAGCACCTTGTTTGTCAAACTCAGCTAAGATAGCATCGAACTCAGCTAAATCAGTAGCAGCACTAACACCAGTAACACCTGTAGTTATATTACCTCTATCTTCGATAGCAGCAAATAAACCTTCAGTACCACTTTCGTTTGCACTAAAACCTAATTCAGTATCTACGTTAGACGAATTAGAAGTTTTAACAGCTTCTAACATTGTCATCTCTAAGTGATCGTTAAATCTAGCTCTTGTATCAGCTTCTGCTTTCAAGTACCATAAGTAACCATTTTGACCTTCTTCACCAGTGATTTCAACCCAACCAACTCTTGAAGTATCAGATCCTGATATAGAATAAAAATCCTTCATTATAATTGGTTTGTTTGAAAATGACTTGAAAGTAGGTTCGTTAGATCCTTTAGTAGATAAACCATCGTAGTTATCACCTTTCTTAAATTCAGAACCGATAACTAATAGTGTTGCAGCACTTGCTACTTCAGAGTGACCAGTTAGTACATCTTCATCATAAGCTCTTAAACCTATAGCAGCACCATCAACAGCCACTACCATACATCTAGATACTTTACCTGGAGATGATAATAAAACTATATCGTGATTTCTAACACCATGTTTAGTGACAACGAAATCTGGAGCTGCTCCAGCGTTTCCATCTATATCAGATGTAACAGTAAAAGAACCTTTAGCACCTGATGTAGATACGTTACCATCTAAATCAATAGTACCTTTTAATGAAATATGTAATCTTGATTGTTCTGACCAGATCACTTGGTCTGAGGACATAGCCTCTTCTGCACCGACTTTCTCAAGAAATCCTGCTATAGTTCTTTGTCCAAAAACTTCAGCTTCTTTTTCCATTAAGTCAGGCAAGTATTGTTGAGCCCAACCTTTTGTTGTTGCACTCGTAAAATCGATGTAATTTGTATCTAGTGCTACTTGCTGTGAAGCTGGAACACTATTCAAATTACCACCGGGATTTGAAATTGCCATAATTTATATTTTTTTAAAGTTATCTATTTTTTTTAATCTTAAACTTAAAATCAGCAGATGAATCCCCAACAGCTCTAACTTTCATTCCCCCAACATTAGTATCACCGTGTGTTTGTCTAGGATTAAGATCTATATTCTTATCTTTAGCAACAGTATCTTTAATTGCATCGGCTCTACCTTGTTCGTAAAAATGCTTAGCAATAGTATCAGCGTTCATCGCTGTAAATAAAGACTTGTGATAACCAGTGGGATCTTGTATAGCAGTTCTGTTTTCATCAGAAAACTTACCTACAAAGTTATTTAAATCACTTTGTAAATTCTTAACATCCTCAACATCCTTAACATTAAACCTAAATTTTTTGTCTCCAATTTGATAATCAAAACCTTTGAAATCTTCATTAAAAACATTTTCAGTTTGTTTTAAAAACGCTTCTTTTGTAATTTGAGTTTTCTGATTCTGCTCTGCAGATTCTTTGTTATATTTGTTATAAAAATTAATAGCTGTCTTCTGGTCTTCTGTTAAACCAGTTCCTGCTTTTATATTTTCATAATATTTAGACTTTTGCCCGTCTAAGTGGCTTCTAGCCTCGGCAACTTGCTCTTTGAGTGCTATTTTTTTTCTCTTTATATCTTTAGGATCATCTTCGTCTTTATTATAACTAAATTTTTCCTCTAATATAAAGCTTCTTTCTTCCGGTGTGAGATGTGACTTAGTACTTCTATAATACTCATCTAACACATCTGCGTCGTCCATTTTTGAAATATCCCTATTTAAGTTTACAAAATCTTTTAAATCACCACCTGTTTCATTCATGAACTCAGCTACTTTTTGTAACTTTTCTGGTAGGTTATTTACAGGATTATCAGGTATATCCACCTTAGGAACATCAACTTTAGGTATTTCGTTTGTAACATCTTCTATTGTAGGTTTGCTTTCTGTTTCTTCCTTAGGAGCTTCGACTTTAGGTTCCTCATTAACCACAATAACTTCGTCATCAGCAGGTTTATCAACCTCTTCGTTATTTGCTTGTGGTTTTCCTAGATCTACTTTTATAACATTACTAGTTAATTCTTTAGCTCTTTTCTTTAAGTCAACCTTTGCTACTTCTGGTTTTTTAGGTTCCTCAACCTTAGCCTCTTTGGCTTTGTTTTCTTTTTCTTCTGCCATAATAAAATTTTATAAAATATTAAAAATAAGGATTAAAACCGATCAATACCGGCGTCCCCTGTAACTATATCATTACCTGAAGATTCAAATCTTTTAACAGATTTAGCTGAATTTCTACTATTCTCTATTTTTCTTTGATTCTTCATTTTCATCTTCTCTCGTCTATCTTTACCTCTTTCTCTCATACTCTCGAGATTAGTTGTATTTTGCATTTCAAGCTCAGAAGCTTTTGACGATAAGTTATACTCAAACGCCATTAATTCTTTCTTTACTTTAGCTTCCTCTAGTAAATACTGTATTTTTAAATCACTTTTTGTTTGTTCAACCTGTTGCTCTATTTGTGCTTGAGCTTGATTTTTCTGTACTTCCGCTTGTGCCGCCGCTTGTTGTTGTTGAGCATTTTGTTGAGCTTGAACCTGCATGTTTTCTTGGGCTAGTCTTTGATCTCTTGTTTGTTTTTGTTTTCTTTTTAACTTAAGTAGTTGGTTAGCTAACTTTAAATTCTTAACCTCTCTAACATCAATTGCGTCATCAAGATCTATCATTTGTTGACCTAACGCAACCTGTATGTTATTTTCCAAAACAGCTTTTTCTTCTTCATCTGGTAATAGTTCTATAAATATACCAAAATCATATAAGTGTAACTCGGACATCTCTTTTAACGTAGCAACGTTGTGAGAACCTATAGCTCTTATAAATGCTTCTTTTGTTGGAGAGTATTCAAGTATATCAGCTATTCTTAGTGATAATTTTTCAGCTCCTTCAGAGGTTAAATACAACATTGATTGTAGTATATGTCTAGTTGCTGTATTTGAATTAGCGGCTGCCATTTTTTGAACTCCAACCAAAGCGTTAGGATCTGGTGAAGCAGCGTCTCTAGCTTCATTCAACCCGGTTACATCTCTTATCATCTGTAGATAATAATTGTAGGTTTGTATTAAAGCTTGGATCTTTCCTCCTGAAACACCGTTGTTTATTTGCTGTATAGGTATTTTACCAGGATTCATGTCTCCTTCAGATGTAAAACTTCTACCAATAACACTACCAGTTTGGAAGAACATATTTAATGCTTCTTGTGGGTTGTAGTTTGTACCGTTTCCTAAATCAATCTCAGCAAGTCCGTCCGCATCAAGATAAACTCCATCAGGTACCATTCTAGACATTACTTGTTGTAACTTTAAGTGAGTTAATTGAATCATATCAGCAAAACCTGTTATTCTACCAACCAAAGATTCTATTCTTCCCTCGTACATTCTAGGTGCGACAATTTGATAGTTCATTTTTACCTTTTGGAAATTAGATTTTGTTCGCATCATATTAGGCATCATTCTCCACTCTAGTAGCTTCTCAGAACCAATAACATATACACCCTCAAATAAAACCTCTGTAACTCTTTCTAATTTCTCAAAATCTCCATCTTGTTGTTTTTGTTGTGGTGGATTAAATTTTTGATCTTTTTTAATAACCTTTTCTCCACCTTGTTTTGTTTTCTTTAATTTATATATATCGTGAGAGTGAGTTTTATAATTAAAATATAAAACACTAACTTTGTTTTTATCATCATGAGGACTTCGTGATATTGGGTCATGAGAATAGTCTGTTATTTCTTTCACCTCCTCTTGTGATAAGTTTGGAAACTGCTTTACTAGTTCATTTACTGGTATTTCTTTTATTTCTCCAACATAATATAAATCATCAAAATATGGTGATTCAGTGTGTGACCAAACTAGATTAGCTGGGTCAACATATTCAACCTTTGCTCCTTCTGAAAAATCAAATGTTGTTTTAGTAGCTCCAATACCTATAGTACATATATCATAAAGAGTTCTTCTTCTTATAAGATCGTAATCACTATTTTCAAATAAAACATTCAATGCTTGTTCTTCAGCTAATTCAACAGCTTGTTTATAACTAAGCTGCATGTGTAATTGTAATTCCTCTTCTGTGTCTGGTAATCTCTCTGGTGGAGTTTCATACAAATCAAAGTTAAACATAGACTTAACAGCGTCATTGTAACTTCTCGCCATCATGTCTCTCATGAGGGATTCCATGTACTCAGTTCTTTTACTAACACCGTATCTATCTTGAGAATAGCAATTTATCTCATAAGATCTATTAGCCATACCATTAACAACTATATCTACAAATTTAGGAATAATAGGTACGGGTTTCCAATCAAGATTTAAGTATGATAAGTCTCCGTTTATTGATAACTCGTTTTTATACTTTTGTATATCTTGCTCGCCCCTAGCGTACAATCTCATTTTTCTAAATTCACTTAAATTTCCAGCAAACTTATTCGTGCTATCCGAAAACCACTCATGTCTAATAGCTTTAGCTACTTTTTCACCGTATTCTTGACTTAATTTCTCCTTGTCACTAACAGCTTGAGATGGAAAATTAATGAAAGTGTTTCTCATATTTCTTGTTTTATTATTGTTGACGAAAATCCTTTATTATCGTATTTTGATATATTTATACCTAATGATGTTGCTTCTCTATTTGGATTCGGTTTGTATAAATGTCTGTTACAAGCCATTACAGCTAAACCTGAACTTATTGAAGCATCATGTTTCGTTCTTTTTGTTATATCAAATTTAGCCCAATCATTCAAAGTAGAATTAAAATACATGGTTCCATAAGTACCATCTCCTAATAATCCAACGTGGTCATTGATATACATTTCTATTGCAGCAGCATGAGCTTGTTTTATATCTTCACTAGAGTTTGGTATTCCACCAACTTCCTTTTCCGCAACAGATAGTTTGTTCCAAACCTTATCAGGTCTATTCATACTAAAACCTCTATAACCTCTTCTTCTTAAATAGTATAAAAGTCTAGGTTTATTATTCTCTGCTAATAATGGCATACCATAAAATACTAGTGCCATTAAAACATCTTCGAAGAATATATCAGCTGTTTGTGGTCTAGCTATGTATTCTAAGAAAAACGTGTTTGCAGGAGCGTCTTCCATTGAAAACTTTGTTAATCCGTGTAAAGCTCCTTTTGATCCAGTACCATCTACCGTTCCTGATATATCATATGAATCACAACCAAAAGCGCCCATGTGCTCATTACCTGGATATTTTATTCCATTTTTTATAATAATATTATTTTGCATATTATTATTTGGCACCCAACTTACTTTAAACCTACCATTTGGATCTGGATTAAAAACAACTTGAGTATCTTTTATTCCTCCTATCCATTGGAAATTACCATTTGTTAATACAGATGAATTTCTATTTCCTTCATTGTAATCTATTTGCTCGTATATTTTAACAAGATTAAATAAACTATTATTAGTCTCGTCTCTAAACGCGTGCTCCTCTGTTCTAGGGAATTGTCTAAAAAATTCATTTAAAGCGTCTTGGTCATCTTTTAATCCCTCAGCTTCATTATCCCAGTGGTCTATTACACCGTAATCTATTTCTATTCCATGTGGATCAAATGTTGGTTTTTCTGGAGTATTAAAAACAGGTTGTCCGTATTTGTCAATAAAACCCTCGTAGTTCCATTCCATCGGGATAAATAAGGAATATAAGCCAGATTTTGTTTGTCCGTTTCTGTTTCTCTGTGTAACATCTGAATTGTTATATAAGTTCTTAAAATTATCACCTCCTTTATCTAAAGCATTACTTGTTGATCCCATCATGCATTTACCTATAATCCTACTACCTAATCGTAAACAAGTTTTTGTTACTCTCCAGTTGTTTTTTATATTATCAGGTCTCTCCCACTTACCACTTTCATCATGAACTAATAAAGAAAGTTTTTCACCATCATAACTGTTGTCACCTGTATTTTTCCAGTCAATAGTTGTATCTAATCCTTCCATGTCATCTTGTTCCTCATGTACACCCATTTTTCTACGAGTAAACTTTTTAGCAGGAACTCTATATGCTAGCTCTGACTTAGGACGATCCATACCGTCTTGTATTGGTTTAAAGAAGAATGGATAGTTAATACTAATTGGTACTACTTTATCCGTAAACATCTTCTTAGCATCAGCACCGGTTTTAGATAGTATACCAAACCTACTATCACTAGCTAATGTGGCTAAATTAACAGTTTCAGCTGAACTCATAAAAGAAAAACCAGAACGTCTATTTTTTAAATAACACATTCCATAACATCTTCTATCTGCCTTACAAGCCTCCCAAAATATAAAGAACAATCTATTTGCTTCTCTAAAATCAGGCGCTCCAACATCTATCTTACTCCACTGTAGATACATGTAGTGTGTTCCTGTAATATAGGTTGGTTTACCATTATTCATGAACCAAAAACCCTCTTCTCTTCTTCTAAACTCCTCGTCTATATATCCATAATGTTTTTCCTTAAAATCATCTGGATATGCCTGCCAATCAAATACAGTTTTAATTCTTTTGAAAGCTTCATTTATAGGAAACTGTTTCCACATTTGTCCCACCGGGTTTTTACTACTAGAATAAACTTTATCAGGTTTTTTTGGTAAAGCTATTTTAAAACCTTGAATCTCAAGTATATCTCCTATCATTCCAGTTTTTGATATAACAACAACATCATTCTCTTTGTTATAACCGTACTCCCATTTTTTAGACTTATTAAGTCTTTTAATGGTAGTTAATTTTATAGGTTCTACAACCTTATATAATGTTTGTTTATACATTACTTAGATCTACCCTCTGCAAATCCTTTAAAAGTACTTTTCTTTTCCTCTTCAATGGGTTTACCATCAAGCATAGCTTCTTCCTCTTGGATTCTAGTTAATATTTCAAAAGCATCGAATATAGCTAATTTCTTCGTAGCTGCAGCATTCTTTAGTCTATCTGCTGATATATCCTCATCTGAGTCAACTATTTCTTCTCTAGCAACTTTAATTAGTTCTTCAACCGCCTTGTGCCCAGCTTGGATTATATTCTTCTTCGTTTCCTTGATATTCATATTTAATTGTAATAAATTTATTTAAAACTCTGTATAATCTCTCACCGTTAATAACAAACTCATATTCGCTACCCGGGGTAAAACCTATTAACTCTTTTTTATTATAAGTTCCATCAGAGTATTTTATAATACCAACTAGTGGCTTTTCTACATCTAAATCTAAATTATAATGATATGGATTTGTTGATCTTATTGGTTTAACAAAACTGTAACCAGGCATAGCTTTTTCATTATATAAAAATATTTGATCTTCAGTTATTAGATACTTATTATCCTCCCAGTAAGATCTACTATTTTTTTCTCTACCCTTAACATCATGCCATCTTCTAAATACATTATGATGTACTATTACTTCATCACCTACATTAATAGGTGATTGAAATAATAGTGGAGTAGCGATTACTTTTGCTTTTCTATTTACATATTGGTGATTAAATACTTCAGTGTTAAGTATAAGTTCTTTATCGCCAATTTCTTTAGAATTATTATAACGCTCTCCTATTGGGGTCACAATAAAGTCTTTGTAGGCTTTCATTTATACTCTAAATTATACTCAACCGATATAGCCATATTTTTATTGAAGTCCTTCCAAGGTATAACTACATCCTCTTTTCTAATATATATACAATATTTATCTTCCTCCTCTATTATATCGCATATTTTATGCCCACCATAAACTTCTTGCCCAACAGCATAATGCATGGAGTCATTTTTATAATCTCTACCTATTGTGATTTTTCTTATTATATTATTTTTCATCTTCTTTTTCCTTAGGCCAATTTATAGTACCGTCGTTGACATTTACGTCAAAAGAACCATATTCCCTAAGTAGTAGGCTCTGAAAATCACTAATTCTACCTTGATGTTTTTTCATTTCATCTAAAGCGGTATGTTTTTGAACTTCCATTTTACCGATATTAAATTGTATTGCATTTATTGTATTCACTAAATCTTGCATTTCTTTCAAATGCTTGTCGTGAATTTTTTCCATTCTTTCTTTAACTCTTATTTCTTTTTCTTTTGTTTTTGCCATTGTACTTAATTTTATTTAATTATAATTTTATTTATTAATATTCAAAGTGTAATCTTATTTTAATTGGATTAACCGAATAAATAACATCACCATCAACTAGATCTATAGCAGATGGAGCTGTTAGAGTTATCGAACTAGAACTCAAGGTTTGTACTGTCCCAAGTTCAGATCCAGCAGCAGGGGTTCCTACTGACGTTCCAATCTCTAGCTTATCTCCTATTTCAAACTGATGTGTAGGGGAAACGGTTGTCCCACCGGAACCATCATCAGTTGTTATCTCCTGTGTTGCAGCATGACCAGCAGTACCAGTTTCAGCAATACTTAAAACAGATGTGAGTTTCAAGGTGTCTGTACTTTTACCACCAGCAACTCCAAGCATCCAATATCTCGTTTTACTAACACTACTAGACAATTGATAATCCACATCTACTGGTGGATTGAAAACTAAACTCGGTATAGGAGCACCCACGGAAGTACCACTAGCACCACAACCACTAAGATGAGTCCACATTCTTCCGTTAGCATTGTTTGCGGTGGTTATTGATTCGATAGCTGCCTGACCTATCATATTATTCACTATGGGAGCGGTTGGGGCAAAAACCCTATTGGGTTGATCAATGAGTTCGTTACCATATAGATTGTCACAAGGTGTTTCAACTCCTTGTTTTATATATGAAAAATCATGAGCGAAATAAATTCCCATCCCGTAACCATTAGTGGTTTTAGCTGCATTTCCCTGACTTTTAACCCACGCATCTACTCCTATTAACCTACATGCACCAGATGGTATTTCGAACGAAGTCCAGGAAAATATGGTATCCCCTATCGTAAACTGTGTGTGTTGGTCTTCCCCATTAATATAAGGTTTTATTATTTCTGTTGAGTAATATCTTGCCATTTTATTTATTATTTAGTTTGTTCATTTTTCTTTGACGATCCGCCGAAAAAGAAATCGACAACCGTATTAACTTTTGCGCTCATTGCGCCAAATATTGTAGAGATAAAACTTATCTCAAATTCTCCAAGGTCTAGATCTTGCATTACAAAAACCCTAAACATCATGAAGCTTAATCCAAAGTACGCTGCTGTAAATAACGTTGCAAGTATTTTTTGAATAAGTGCATCGTCTTTGTACATATCTCTAGCGCTCTTTCTGTCTTCAACTTCCTTTGCGAAAGCTTGCTTTTCGGCATCGAGTAGTAAGCGCTTAAGAGCATGTTTCGCTTCATCTCTTTCTTTGTCTGTTGTAATAACTTTGTCAAGTATACCTTCTGCATTTTCAACTACTTTGCCGAATAAGCCACCTATAAATTTTCCTATCATCGTTTATTATCTTTTACCATATCATCGATAGACTTATTCATTACCTTATCGGTGTATGATTTGTTATTAAAAAAAACACTCTTTTCAGAGGTTGGTATATCCTCTTCACCTAAGAGTATTCTATAAATTCTACTTATTAAGTGTGAACACTTAAAGGAGGTTTTGAATACAGAGTATTTGATGGTTGTTCTATTTCTATATCTCCAGGTTTCTATCCAACCATTCCTCCTTAATTTTTCCCAACGGTTCTTATCCCAACTCATGGTATAAGTACCATCGATAAATTCTTGGCGCGTGAATCTTCCTTTACAATCTAAGTAAATAAGAAGTTCTAAGTCTGCGTCAGTCAACCCATAAGTTTTACAGGCCCATTTTCTAACGAGCCTGTAATACTTAAGGATTTGTAAATCACGAAGATCGTGACTAGTTAATATCATTAATATCCTGATTCAAGAGAAATATCAATTCTATCTATACCTAAATCTGCATATTCAGAACCTAGATACTTACTTTCACCACCTGCTCCATCAAAAACAGTAACGAAACTACCCTCTTTTCCAGCTTTGTAATTGCAAGCGTCATTTATCATTTTGCAAAAAAGTGGATATTTGCCAGCTTCATGCCTAAAAACTACTACGTCATCAGTACCACCTCCTTTTAATGATCTAAAATGCACCGAACTAGCATCGGCGCCGCCAAGAGATACTCCAAGCAACCTGCTAGCGGGATAAGCAACCCAGTTTTCTTGTCCATCTCCAAAGTAAATTGTTAATTCATCACCATCTATACAAGTGTAACCATAAGTCGTATCTGGAGATCCAGATCCACTTGCTTCCTTAAAAGTAATTCTATTTGATGAAGGAGTGGCGAAAAGCGTAGATTGTGTGAGTGTTGTTACATCACCAGCACTAACGCTTGATCCATAAGAACTACCAATATTACTATTACTACCAGCTGATTTTATCTCTATCTTTGCTGTCTCGTTTGCCTTTAAGTCAGCAGCACCAAGTAATGGACTGGGATCAATATAGGTTGTTGCGCCACCTTGAGTGGTGTTTGCCCAGTTACTTACATCTGTTGCCGTAACAGTATACTTAAACACTTTCGGGCGTATTTTTCTAAAAAATAAATAATTTTCCATAATTAAGTTGTTGTTATTACACAGCTTGCAAGAGAAAACTTATCAGCAATTCCAATCTTGCTGATAGCTCCTTCGTTAGCTGGATTATTAGTATTCAAATCACATATTACTGTGAAATTATTTGTATTAACTCTATTGCTGTTTACTAGTTCAACGACTGCTTCAGCTTGCTTAGCTGTCGCGTGAGTTCCCACTAAAGGTTCACCACCGCAAGTTATTGTAACTTTATCCCCAACAGTCTCTGTTCCATCGATTGGAGCAAAAACCATTTCCATTGCTCTAAAGCCTGCAGCAACCAAACCATAACAACCAGAGGCAGGGAACATTGCAGCGTCTTTATCTGCATCGTTTTCACCATTATTCGCGAAGTATAAATAATTTTCTTGTATCATAATTTATATATTTTAAACAGCGTTAACGTCGTTAAAAACGTCTCCAATGTAGTTATTACTTATTTTATCTGCTATAACGGTTTTAACAGCCGCTTTTGGACCGGTTGGGCCCATACTATTTGCTAGAACTTGAAAAGCTCTTTTAATTGCTACTCCATCTAGATCTTCTACTGCTGTCACCGTAGCATTCTCAGCTAGTTTTTGACCATCCATTTTTTTAAAAGCCATAGTTATCCGTTTAATGCCGGAAACTTTAGCTCCTAAAAACTTATCCACTGGATAACATCCGCCTTCGTCTGCATCTTCATGGAAAAATAATAATTTTTTCATATTTTCTTTTTTTAATGATTATTAATTAATTGATTCTGATTGATTGTTTAAGGTTTGTGGATTAGGTTTGTGTATAATCTTCTTTTAATAGATATTACATGTTTTTTAGAAATAGTAATTATTCTACTATAACTATATCTCTAGCGCGTATAACTCTGTACATAGTATTATTATAAGCAATATCATGTCCAGCAATAGCGTCATAATATATACTATCGCCCTTTTTCACAACTTCAACCATATTTCCAACAGATATAATATTTGCTTTTTTATATCTATTTGTCTCATCTGTGTTATCTGTTAATATAAGACCTCCTACTTTTTTTGGACCATCTTTCAATATATCAACTATAACGTAATCATTAATCGCTTGCATTTTCTACTCTTATATTTGAAATTACACAATCTGCTGACATAATAGTTAAAGCTACACTCACAGCATTCTTAAGTGCAGACTTAGTTACTAGTACTGGATCAATTATTCCTTCTTTAATCATATTAGGAAATGTCCCATTAACCACATTACATCCGTAACCCTCTTTCATATTACTAGGCTTCATCATTAATCCAGCGTTATCCATTATAGTTTCGTATGGAGAAGACAATGCGTTTAGTAATACTTTACCGGCTCGTCCGGTCGAAATTTTTTGAGATGCGTTTAACAACGCTATTCCACCACCTGGTACTATGCCTTCTTTTAATGCTGCTTTTGTAGCATGAATCGCATCTTCTACTCTATCCTTCTTTTCCTTTAACTCAACCTTAGAATTAGCACCAACCTTAATAATACCAACACTACCCGACAACGTTGCAAGACGCTGCTCTAATTTCTTTTTTATAAAACCATTCTTACATTCAGCTAACTTTTTGTTTAAATCATCTATTCTATTTTCTATGTCATCTGTCATTCCACTCAATGTCAAGACCGTGTTGTTATCATCGGTTACAGAAAATTCAGCTTCACCTAAATGTTCTGGCTTCATGAGATCTAAATCATCACCTAATTCTTCATTAAGTACTGTTGCTCCAGTTAATATAGCTATATCCTCTATTGCATCTACTCTAGTTGGTCCAAATCCAGGTGTGTCAATTATATTAACTTTAATATTACCTTTAACTTTATTCATCATGAGCGCCGACTTTACCGACTGTGCTACTTGAGCTATTATTAGTAAAGATCGGTTGTTTTTAATAACGTATTCCAATATAGATTGTATTTTTCTAATATTAGGTATTTCAGACGAAACAGTTAGTATTAAAGGTTTATCTAATTCACATAAATGTTTATCAGTATTAGTAACGAAATGAGGTGATGTTAGTCCACAATCAATCTGAACACCATCAACAATATCAACATAAGTGTCTTCTGAATCACTAGTCTCCATTAACACAACTCCATTCTTCCCAACCTTATCATATGCCTCAGCTATTATGGATCCAAGTTCTTTATCATTATTACAAGATATAGAACTTATAGATTTAAGCATGTCACCTTCGACGTCTGTAGCTATATTATTTAAATAGCTAATGACACTATCCAGTGTTTCGTTTACTCCATCTTTAATTTCTCTGATTGTAAGACCATCTGCGATCGCAGCGTCTATTTGTTTGATTAGTGCTTCTGCTAGCACTGTGGCTGTAGTAGTACCATCTCCAGCTTCTTTAACCGTGTTCATAGCTGCTTCCTTTATTAAGGTTGCACCCATGTTCTCAACCGGATCATACAAGACTACGCTTTCTGCTACGGTTACTCCATCTTTTGTAATGACCGGTTTGCCCCTCGCATCCTCATACACGACACATCTCCCTGACGCACCTAATGTAGATTTAACGGCTCGAGCTAATTTGTTTACTCCTGTTATAACCTTCTCTTTGGCTTCACCTCCAAAATCGAGGTTCTTCACCAATTCACTTGGTAAATTATATTCCATATGTATTTTATTTAATTAAATTGTTATAGGTATTATCACCTATTATGTAGTGTATTTAAACCATTTCACCAGCACCATGGTCTCCATCGTTTTCTGCTGCTCTTTGTTTCATTTTTTGAAAAGCAAATCCAGCGCCAAATAATCCACCTATGCCACCACCAAAAAGTTTATTTCTCATCTCTTCATGCTTCTTTTTAGCCGCAGCTCTAGCGTCTCCATCACGTGGATCACCTCCTTCTTCAGCAACTTCACCTTCAGCACCTTTACCTCCAGTTAATGCGTCTGTTCTTATTACATCATCTCCTTTTATAGCTCTTGTAGCCATAGATATAGGATTATTCTGAACAGCAAATTTAGCAGCTTTCTTTAATTTTTTCCAAAACTTCAAAGGTGATTCACCATCTTCTCCGTATCCAGCTTCTAACCCTCCATCACCCATGGTAACATTTACGTTTTTTCTCTCTGCATCTATAGCTGATTTTTCCCAAGGATGGTTTGGATGGCCCTCAGGTAATCTACCCGCTGGGCCATCTATAAACTTTTTACCATCAATAGTTTTTCTGATATATATATTACCTTCCCACTCAACCCATTCGTCACCGTAGTCAGCTTTACCAGAATCTATATCCTTTATGTGTTGCAACTCGTGAGCTATAGACTTCTTAAACCTATTGCTATTAACAGGTATTTTTTTATCAACAAATATTGACCCATCATTATTAGCTTCAGCATGAACACCGGGTGCTAGATTTTTTCTAACAATAGGTGTTTTACCGTTAGGTATATTCATTTTCCGTCTTTCACTCCCTAGTTTAAATCCCATTACTTAAAAGTTTTAACTACTTTTGGTCCTTTAATATATTCTAATTTTTTAGAGAAATGCTCAATGCTGCTTTCTATAGCTTGTTCAGCTCCCTCTAACGTCTCTCTTCTAGTTACATCAACCCATTTGTCTTCGTTGTCAGGATCACTTACCTCTGTTTGGTAATATCCATTTGGTAGTTGTGTAATTCTCCAGTTCTTTTTATCAGATAAATGCTTCCATTCTGAAATTGTTTTTTCTGATACATTTGGTTCAGAAGTACGCGTAGTACTCCTATAATAAAAATAAGTCATATTGGTTTTTGTTTTATTGGTTATTAATTAATTGGTTTGGGTTTATCCCATCCATTCGTTTAGCTTGTTCTTCATATTACTCTTTTGTCTCATCGCCCAACCAGCTATTTCATCTCTATTTTTATAAGCGTAAACACCTAATTTAATAGCATCTCTCGCCATTAATATTTGTCCTACGCCTGGTATAAATCTTGCACCTGTTTTTAAACCAGCCTTTAATAATCCTTTTTTAAGTCCAGTTTTTATAAGTTTTTTAACAGGTTGTTTTGCTGCAGTGTCTCTAGTTTTTTTAAGCGTATCTGTTACACCTTTATTTTCCTGAGCAATTTGTTGTTGTTTTATTGCTTCTGACTGTGCTTGTTGTTGAGGTGTCAATGGTCCACTAGCTGTACCAATAGCTGCACCATCCTCTGAGCCAGGCATTGGCATAGTCGGCATAGCTGTCTCCTGAGCTTCTTTAGCTTCTTTTTCTATTCTTTCTTGATTAGCTTCTTCCATTTTCTCTGAATCAGATTTCACAGATTCCTCTATCTTTTCTGTTTCAGTCATATTAGCTTCTTTAGCAGCTGTAGTATCTTTCATTTCAGAAATTTCATCAGGTGTTATACCTAATTGCTCCTCCATGTAGTTATCAACATATGCCTCTCTTTCAGCTCTGTCAGCTTGTTCTTTAGCTTCCGCATCTGCCTTCTCCTCTGGTGTTTGTTGTGCTGGTCCAGCAGTTTTATCATCTTCTGCGGGTGGAGCACCTATACCTGGAGGTAATGGTTCTTGCTCTCCAGGTTCTCCCCCTCCCGGATCTGGATCCGGTTCTGCTGGTGGATCTGGTTCAGCAGGTGGATCTGGTTCCGCTGGCGGATCTGGCTCATTACTATCATCGTCATCGTCATCTTCTTCTTTATAAGGAGACGCTTTTAAATAAGGTCCACCGAGTTGCGCTTTGTAATTCCTTGGTCCAGCTTCGCCTTCAGGCATATACCCTTCTCCCGCATCAACACCTTGTTTTAATGGAGCTGTTTTAGCAAAAGCAGAATCACCTTCTGGTCTTTGACGTAATCCTAGAGACGCACCTGGTGTTTTAGGGGCATATGATTGATTTATCTCTCTTATTGCGTCGATATCCTCCGCGCTAGACATTTTCTCATTATCGCTATCGTTGTTAGAGTATTTTTCAGCAAAATCTTTGTTTATCTTTTTTATGTTCTTTTTATACTTCCTGTTAGCCTGCCTCACTCTGTGCGCGTGTGTATGATCTTGTAGGGGTGATGGAGATTCTCCTTCTACTATAGGTGTAGCAGTAGTTACCTGTACAACAGTTACATCTACTTTAGGTGCTAGTACACCTCCAGATAGTTCTGGTTTATTTCCTGATTTTAATTTAAACCCCATATTATTATGCTCTATCGAATAACCACCACTCTAATACTGGTGAATTTGCATTTAATGATTCAACATATATATCACTGTTATAATCCCAAGGGAACCAAGTCCACTCTTGCGGTTTTAGTGTAAACGTTCTAGCTGAATCACCAGTTGCTAACCCTAAACCATTTTCAGCTGCTTCTTCGCTGCTATGAGGTGCTACTATATCTCTTGTGAATGTTATTGAAGCGTCATCCGCTTCAGTGGAAGCTGGCATTATACCTACAACAATCAATTCTGTTGTTGCTGAAGTTAAAGCTGTATTCTTTAAATATACATACCCTCCAACAGTACCCGCTGTGTAACCAGTTCCATTAGTTGCTGCCGATGCCCATAATTCAGCGTAATATGAACCATCAAATAATTTCTGAGGATCATTACTACCATCTGACTCAATACATGTATGCATGCCTTGTAAAAAGTTATCACATGTATACGTATTAGAGTTTGATAACGTTAGTGCTACAGATGATGGTCCTGTAGCTGCTGTCGATGTTAAGTTAAATTTTGGTGTTATTGTTGCCATATTTTATTCTTTATTAAGGTGTTGTTCTTGAAAATAACCACCACTCTAAAGTAGCAGCGTTGTCCTCAGCATCTACTGTTATATCCATAGCATAATCATATGGCATAAAAAGAAATTCTCCTTGTTTTAATGTTCCTAATCTATCTGGATCACCATCTCCTTCTAGTTCCGTAGCACCAGCTCCTTCACTACCTGATGCTTTAGCACCAATATAAATATCGTGATCAGCAGCGCTAGTATTTTTTAAGTATATAAAAGCACCATTAGTACCTGCTGCGTCACCTGCTAATGTTATATCTTGAAATAACTCAGTAGCCGCTGTAGTTGGTGTTATTATACCAGACTTAACGTGTGCTATTCCTATTCTATTATTAAGAGGTTTAGCTGTTAAAGCTAAAGCTATACTCAATGGTCCTTTATCGTTAGCAGCTGAATTAGCATTCGAAACAACTGTTAATGTGGGTTTTATATATGTTGACATTCGTTTTAATTTTTAGTTGTTGTATACGACACTATGTCGTTTTTCCATATTGTAGATAATTACATATAGAAGTGTACATTTACTATAAGTACCCGTACTTCTCCCGTATTACAAATATTGGGGTAGAGTATTGCGCTTCTCTTCTACCCTACCCCCCTCCCCCCAAAAGTCCAATCCCCCACCCGGGCCCCACTACCGCCCCCGGCC